TGGATCGCCTTGGCGTAGCCGTCGGCGTCCGTCTTGCCGGGGCTGGTGAAGGCCGTGATGCCCCGCGCAGCCCGCGAGGGCCCCGCGATGACGTTGCCCACCGCGTTGGTGTGGATGCTGAGCACCACGTCCAGCTTGATGCTGTTGGCGTAGTCCTTGCGCCGCTTCAAGCTGGTGTCTCCGTCCTCAAGCGCGTGGACCGTCCCGACCTTCTTGCGGGCGACCAGGTCGTAGACCACGGCCCCCGCCTCGAGCAGCTGGTCCAGGACCTCCAGGGCGACCAGGCGGTTGATCTCCCCCTCGACGGCCTCGTACCCGTCCCCGTCGAAGCGGTAGCGCTTGGCCCCCTCGGGCAGCCGCAGGCCGTGCCCGTAGTCCAAGCCGACGATCATGCCGCCCCCAGCCGCGCGCCGTGTAGGTGCGTCAGCGTGATGCCGCAGTCCGACGCTGCCGCCACGGTGGCGTAGTCGGTCTCCGCGTCGAAGCCTCCTGCGTCCACGCGTAGGCGTGTCTGCTCGGCGGCGTCGTTCCGCGTCCAGGAGCTGAGGTCGTCCCAGGTAGGCGCCGAGCCCCCTGCGCTGGTGCTGTAGTAGCAGGCCGTGTACCCCGTGCGCGTGTCGACGATCATCAACATGCGGCGGACGGTGCTCCCTTCGGCGACGGTGTCGTTGGTGGCAACGCCTCCGGTGATCGCCTGGGAGTCCACATCTCCGTTGCCCCGCGCTCGGATCCGCACGCCCTCGGCGGCCGCGTCGGTCGGGTCCTGCTCGATCATCAGAACGTAGGCGTCCTGCGCCGTGCTGTGGTCCACGGGGGTGACGAAGTCGGCGCACACGCCGATGATGTCTCCGTCTGAGACGCCGGGGATCACCTCCGTCAGCAGCATGCTCAGGCAGCCGGTGTTGCGCGAGGTGGCGTTCCACGCCTGAACGCCGTCGGTGCGGAAGACGCACCCTGTGCCGTCCGGCCCGAGGGCGGAGTTGTTGCCCCCGTTCGTGATCACGACGTCCGCGGAGCCGACGGTGTCGGCGCTCTCCCCGGTCCAGTCGTCTGCGGCCTCCGCTGTGAAGTCGTGGGTCGTGTTGATCCACTGCAGCGTGGCTGCGGCTGCGGGGGGCGTCGGTGTCACGACAGTGGCTGTGGTCACGACGGGGGCGACGGTCGCCATCAGTCGCAGTCCTCGGCGTAGAGCACCAGCCGGGCGGTGCCTCCGGTTGTGACGGTCGCCGGGGCCTTGATGCTGACGCCCACGGTCTCCGCTGCGGCATCGTCCGCCGGGTTGGAGCTGGCGTGGGCCGCGTACGTCGCCGGGGTGGCCCGCAGGTCGGTCTCGTCCGGCGCGGACGAGCTGGCGCCGGTGGCGTACACCACGCGACGGTGTACGTCCGTGACGATGGTGGCGATGTCCGCCGTCACCATGTTCGGCAGGTCGTAGGGGCCGTTGAACACGACGAAGTCGAAGGTGCCCGTGACGTTGCCGGTGAGCATCTCGAACACGGCACGCACGATCTTGCCGCCCGTGCCGAGCTCCGCAGGGCGGAGAGGCACCAGCCAGTTGCCGGCGTCTCCCGTCGCGAATGTGAAGGTCAGCTCGGCGCGCTTGTTGCCTCGGCGGGCGCGGGCCACGCCTACACCAGGTCCGCGAGGGTGACGACGCGGTAGGCGATCATCAGCTCCAGGGTGCTGAGCGGGGCGCCGGTGTTGTGCCACTCGGTCCCGGCGATGGTCGCCACCACCTTCGTCGCGGCGCGGAGGATGTAGCTCGCGGGGTTGAGGCGCATCCACGCGTCGGCGGTCGCGTCGCCGAAGTCCCGCGGGTCCACGTCCTGCGTCAGGACGTCCTCTCCGTCGTACTGCAGCCGGAAGAAGTCGGTCGCTGCGACGGCGTTGAACGCCTCATCGACGTAGTCCAGCTTGACGACGGCGTGGACCAGATCGATGGCGGTTCCTGCAGCGGGCGCTGCCAGGGCGTCCACGGGCGTGGCGTTGAGCGTCCGCACCGCGGCGTTGGCGATGCTCAGCGGCATGTACAGGATGGTGCGGTCGAAGTCCTGCGGGTGGAGCTTCACCAGGTTGGTGCCGACGACGGTGCCGACGCGCGGACCGCCGTTCGCCGTGAGCACCAGCTCGCCGGCGTTGGCGCTGTCCAGGTACACGGGGTCCTGGTCGCTGAAGCCCGTGGTGTCGACCGTGACCAGCGCCTCGCGGGACATGCGGGGCTTCTGGTCGTCGTCCACGTCGAACTGCCCGTGGGTCACCCAGATGTCGCCCTTGCCCGTCGCCGTGGCGGGGATGACGCGCTTGGCGCTCTCCTGGGCGGTGGTCTCCTCGGCGAGGATGGCGTTGGCGCCAAACGCCGTGACGCAGATCGCCGTCCAGCGGTTGCGGTCGACCCGGATGTCCGGCTCCACGCTGCGCGCTGCGAGGTTGGAAGGACGGTCTGCGATGCGCGTGATGTCGAGGCCCACTTTCGTCTCCGCGTAGGGGTCAGGGAAAGTTCTTCGCTTGCGTAGCACGGCGAGGGGGCGGCGCGCAAGGAGTAGCGCGCTGGCACGGAACTTGAAACGCGGCTGCGCGTGCGCGCCCGCCCCCGATCAAGTCCTTTTTGACAGACTCAGCTTTAGATTTCAGGCCCCTTTAATTTTTTCGCCAACCCGAAAAACCAGTCGCGTGCGCGCGCCCGCGCCGCGCGCGTATAGTCGACCGAGGCGCTAAGCGCAAATCGCGATCGGACGATCGTCTGCGTGCGTAGCCCCCGTCGGGCTCATAGGGGAGGGCATGGCCACCTATCAACGCTCTGGCGCCGCCCTACGACAGCCTGGACTCGCGGCGGAGATCGCGCGGCGGCCCCACGTCCGCTTCCTTCAGCCGAGGGACGGCTGGACGCCGGACGACTTCGCTCAGACCATCGCGCTGCTCAGCGCTACGCAGGACGCACCCATGAAGGTCGTTGCTTTGGAGTCGCCGTTCGCGGGCGACGTCGCCCGAAATGTCGCCTACGCGGAGGCCTGCGTTCGCGAGTGCGCGCTGCGCTACGGCGAGGCCGCCTTCGCCATGCACCTGTACTTCCCTCACGCGCTGCAGGACCTGGACGACGCCGAGCGCAGCGTCGGTATCGAAGCCGGCCTGGCGCTGGTCGGCGCACTCCAGGCGGAGGCCTCCGTGGTCTACGTCGACCTGGGGGTGTCCTCCGGCATGCGCCAAGGCATCAAGGACGCCTGGGCCAAGGGCCGGGCCGTCGTCTTGGCCCGCCTGGGCGCAGGCCGCCTGCCGATCGAGAAGGGCGCCTGGGCCATGGTCGACTTCTTCGCGGAGAGCGCCAGCGGCTGGACGCCCCCGGAGCGGCCCGCCGCGCCGGCGGAGGCCCCGACGCCGGCGAAGCCCGCCCCGGCCGGGGCGGAGCCGGACCCCGAGGCGCCCTTCGACGTCGAGAGCCTCCAGGAAGGCGACGTCGTCATGATCCTGCACACAGGCACCCAGGATCAGCGGGACTACCGCTACGAAGAGAAGGGACCCGACGCCGACCCCGAGGCGTTCAAGAAGAGCCTGCGAGAGCTGGGCAACGGCTGGACGATCCAGCTGGTCATGCGCGGCCAGACCACGCTGTGGCGCATGCCTGCCCCTCCGGAGGTCTTCCACGAAGACCCCCCGCCGTACGTCGCCCCCACGAAGGACGCATCATGAGTCTCCTCGACTTCTTCCTGGCCGCGGTCGCCGTCTACGCAGGCTGGGCCTTCGCAGGCACAGGCTTCATCGTCGCCATCCTCCTGGTCGGAGGGGTCCTGTTCGTGCTGACATCCAGAATGGAGACCTCGTGAGCGACCTGTCGCCGTGGCAGCCGCAGCACCGTTCGGTGTCGTCGATGGCGGAGAGCGGCACGGCCCAGATCCAACGCCTCTACGAGATGGCCTTGAACGCAGAACCCTCGCGCATCCCCGACAGGGTCTACGTCATGTCGTTTGAAGACTGGCGCGGCGTGAGGGGGTACATGCTCCGAGGCCGCCTCAACCCGCCGATCCCCGTCCTTCGCCACTGGTGGACGGGTTGGCTCGGTCGGACGAACAAGAGCTTCAAGCGCACTCGGCTGGCGGACATCCGCCGCAAGTGGCGCAACGCCATCACCCCGCCGCCTGCGGAGAAGGCATGAGCAAGAAGAAGGCCCTGATCTGCGCTCTCCGCCGAAGAGGCGTTCGGGTTCTGCTACCCTCTCCAGGAGACGCAGACACCCGAGCAGTGCTTCGCCTTGGTTCCCCGAGGCACCACATCAAGTACCGCCTGCACCTCGTCGCTGCTGCCGCAGGAGACGTAGAGAAGACCGCGGCCTGTGTGGCCGAAACCATGGCGCGCGCCGCGCTCTCTACTTGATCTCGCGCAGTTCGTAGTCCGCGCCCAGCTGCTCGAGCGCCAGCTTCCCCGCGCCGCCCTGCACGGGCTTCGCCGGGGTGCCGAGCTCCAGGGCCCCGATCTCGCGCCAGACCTCCGGCTCCAGCGCCTGGGCGAAGAAGTCGTTGGCCTCGGTGCTGAGCGAGCGCCGGAGCACAGGCTCCAGGTCCCGCGCCACGCGGTTGACGCCCGGCATCAGGCGGGTGCCCCAGATGCGGCTGGCGGGCCCCCGGTAGCGGTAGCCGGTCTCCGACGCGGCGAACTTGTACTGCACGGGGATACCGACCATGCCCAGCAGCTTGGCCTCCGCCGGCGACGCCGTCAGCTTCCCGTCGTAGCTCTCGTACGCCTTGTCCATGCCCAGCAGGCGCGCCGCCACCGGGTTCAGGAACGTCGCCGTGGTCGTCTTGAGGTGCTGCGCGTACTGCTCGGCCTCCAACCCGGTCGACCGGGTCCGGCCGGCGCCGTCGATGAACAGCGCCGTCTGCAGCGCCGTGTTGAACATCATCAGGCTCAGGTCGTGGGCCATGATGTTGGGCAGCGCCGTGGCCATGGTCGTGGTCGGCGCGCCCTTGTAGCGCACGCCCATCATGGCCTCCTCCTCGGTCGCCGGGCGTGTGATGAAGTGCTGCCCCGACGTCTGGCTCCACCACGGGAGCTCCCGCCGCAGCGACTCCATGTCGCCCTCGCCCTCCTCCGACAGCGCACGCGTGACGATGTCTCCGGCCTTCCACAGGTCCATCATCCGCTTGGCCTTGGCGGGGTCCATGAGCGCCGCCACGGTGTGCCTGATGCCGTTCTCCCACATGGTCGGGAACATCATCAGGGGGATGCCCGCACGCAGCTCCGTGATGGTGCCCGCGTGCGTGTAGCTCCAGTCGAAGTACGCTTCGCGGACCAGGGCGCCGGACTCCGCCGCGGTCGCTCCTTCCCTGATCCGGCGTTGCATGTACGCGGCGACCCGCTGCCCGGACTCCAGGTCGTCCATCCACCGGCTGTACCGAGTGGGGTTGGCCTTCAGCCCCTGCCACATGCGGTCGACCAACGACCCTCCGGGCATGCCGGTGGCCAGGGCCACGCCCGCGTCCTCCAGCAGCAGCGTGCTGGCCTTGGTGGAGTAGACCCCCTCCCGCGCCATCTCGCGGATCAGGTGCCCCTTCGTCAGCGACTCGCCGCGCTTGGTCACGAAGACGAAGTCGTCCGGCATGATGCGGCTGTCGAACATGCCGTTGACCCACATGTTCATGCGGCGGACCTGGAACGGCGGCAGGACGTTGTCGGTCTTGAACTTCTCGACGTTGTGCTTGATGATGCGGCTGAAGGCGTTGTCGATGGGCGCGTACCCGAAGTACACCGGGTCCGCCATCTGCCACGGCACCTGCCCCCGCGACGCGATCGTGTTCAGGACGGCGTCGACGTGCCCGCGAGACGTCGAGACCTGGCCCATGACGCCGACCAGGTTCTTGTAGTAGTAGGAGGCCTTCGGGGCGATCAGCCCTGTCGTGAGGCCCCACCGCATCAGCATCATGGCGCGCTGGGCGTTCGTCCCCAGCGTCTGCACGACGCTCGCCGTGGTGGCGGCCTTGACCGGGTCCGCCGCCTTCTCGAAGCGAGCGAGGCCCTCCTCCATCGCCCGCATGTACGACGTCGGGACCAGCGCCTTGATGGCGGCGTCCGCGTTCTCGACCCCGCGGAGGCCCTGCAGGTCCACGATCTGGCGCTGCTTCTGCGCCAGGCCGCGGGCGGTGCGCGGGGGCACGCCCAGCTTCTCCAGCACGGCCAGGCCCTGGGCCGCGTCGAGGACCTTCTCCTGGGAGCCGGCCAGGCCCTGGGCGCTTTGCAGCGCCCTGGCGTCGAAGCCCGCCACGCGAGCAGCCAGGGCGTCGAAGACGCGGTTCATGGACGCGGCGTTGACGATGCCGGCCGCCATGAAGGTGTGGGAGCGCACGTCGTCGAACGCGGCTGCGCTCTCCCCGAAGGGCTTGCGCGACTGCGCTGCCAGGTCGTCGTACGTGAAGCGCGCGTACGACCCGTCCTTGCCCTTCTTGAACACCAGCTTGGCGAGGCTCTCGACGGCCGCGTCCGTGGCCTTGCCTGTGGACGTGCCGGTGCCGCCGAACGCCTTGGCGGCGACGTGGAAGGACTGCGCGTTCTTGGCCCCCTCCTCGCCGAGCTTGCGCCAGGCGGCGACCGCCTCCTCGAACGGCGTCGCAGCGCCTCCGCTTCGGAAGCGGGACGACCCGCCTGTCGGCAGAGGCTCCGTCAGGAAGCCCTTGATCTGCTTCACCGCGCTCTCTCGCACGGCCCACAGCTTCAGCACGTCCTTGCGCGGGAGCTTGGTCGCGGTCGGGTTCGCCTTGCGCCACGCCGCGGCCGCCTGCTCCAGGTCGACGCGCTTCATGACGTGCTTGTAGAACATCCCCATGGTGGCGCCCAGGTCGTCCAGACCCATCTGGCTGAAGCTCACGCCCATCCGAGCGATGTTCAGGGTCTCCTCGTTGCCGACCCCGAAGCGCTTGAGCAGCGGGCCGATCTTCAGGGTGCGGATCACGCCGTCGACGTGGGCGAACATCTGGTACGCCGCCGGGGCCCCGCGCAGACGCAGGTTCCCCAGCTTGGCCAGGTGGATGCCCATGGACCAGGCGCTGAACGGGTCCGCCGACGCCCGCGCGGCGAAGGTCCGGACCAGCTCGGAGAGCTCCACGTCCGTCGGCCGCACGCCCTTCTCCAACGCCTGCAGCGTCTTGTCCCCGCGCAACGCCTCGAAGGCCTCCCCGCCGTACGTGCCGCGGAACTCCTTGAGCAGGTCCTCCGTCTTGGTGCCCTTGAAGCGGTAGAAGTCGTAGAGGCCGGCTTCTTCCGCCGTGCTGCCTCCGGCCCGGATCCGAGCCGCGGTCTTCTCCGAACTCTCCGCCATGGCGCGAGCCAGGGAGCGCACGCCTCCGAAGCGCACGCCCGTCTGCAAGCCCTTCGCCTCCAGGATGGGGCGCTTGGCCCGGGACAGGCCCAGGTCCTTCGGCGAGCTCTTCAGCATCTCGTTCAGGTCCATCATGAAGCTGCGGTGAGCCACGCGCAGCTTCATGGCTCCAGGGGCTGCCGGCAACGCTCGCGTGGCCTCCACCAGCAAGGCCTCCAGGCCGTCCCCCGAGCTCTTCAGCGCCTCGCGCAAGGCGTAGATGGCCTTGTCGGCGACACCGCCGCTGGCCTGGATGTGGCGCTGCATCGCGTGCCGGTACCGCAGCTGCGCCTTGGCGAGCGCCTCGCGGGCCGCGTCGTCTCCCTTGGACGCCATTCGCGTCATGGCGTCGTCCAGTACGCGCGAGGCGGCCTTGAACTCCACCAGCGCAGGCAGGGCCCCCTCCGTTTTGGAGGCCCCGCGCACCAACGCACCCAGCTTCTCCAGGCGCTGGATGGACGTCGTCGCCAACGCCTCCTGCGCGCGCACGGCCGCCAGCTTGTACTGGAGCCCGACCATCTCCCGCTCGGCGACCTTCAGCACCGTCTCGGGGGGCAGGGTGTCGGGCAGGTGCTGGAAGCGCAGCGTGGGGGCCCAGCCGTCGACGACCTTGTCCGTGCCGAAGCTCTTGAAACGCGCGCGTCGCGGAGGCAGCGCGTCGGTCCCCGTCTTCTTGGGCAGGGAGGCCAGCAGCTCCTGGACGTTGCGCTCCGCCTTCTCCGCCGCCTTGGCGTGCTTCTGGATCCGGCCGGCGAAGTGCTGGGCCTGCGGACTGCCCCCCACGCCCTTGCGCACCTGCTCCAGCACGGCCTCTTTGGCCTGGGTGCCCAGGCGCTTGTCTGCGAGCAGCGCCTCGACCGCGCGCTCCTGCGTCGCCAGGTCCTCGCCCGCGGCACTCATCGACGCCTCGAAGTCTCGGAACGCCGCCAGCTCGCGCTCGGTCGCCCGAGCGTAGACCTCCAGCTTGGCGCCCTTGGCCACGCTGCGCGCCGTCTTCGCGGCGCCCAGGGCTCCGAACAGGATGTCCGGCGTCGACACGGCCACGGCCAGGGGGCCCAGCACGCTGCGGGAGAACTCCTGCGCAGGCAGGGGCTCGACGCCCATCAGCGCCCCCAGGGGGCCCTGCACGGGCTGCATCTCCGTCATGGGTGTGCCGTCGCGGATCGCTCCGGGGAGCGCCGCCAAGCTGCGGCCCGGCCGGAGCAGGAACGCCTGGGCTGCGTCCTGGAAGTCCATCACGGCGTTGTCCGCCGGGTTGATGCCGACGATCTCCTCGACCGTGTCGAAGACGTTGCCGCCGGTCAATGCCTTCCAGCCCAGCCAGAAGCCCGACAGACTCATCGGGACCTGGTCCCGTTCGGCCATCTCGTAGCTGCTCTCGTTGTTGCGCACGCGGTCGATGACGTCAGGCGCCGCCAGGGCGCGGCTCACGGACTCGCTGTACGTCAGGCCGTCGTCGGCGTCGCGCAAGCCCTTGGCGTGCTCCTGCACCGCCAGCACGGGGAAGACGAAGTCCTGAGCGACCTTGTGGAGCAGGTTCCAGTCGCCTCGCCCGTAGCCGTGGTGCGGGTAGAGCATGGCCGCGGTCGCCCGCGCAGGCACAAGACCGATGCGTTCGGGGATCCGGCCGATGGCGCCGGCGTCGTCGATGAGGCCCGGGGCGACCCACTCGATCGGCGCCTTGCCGGTCGTGGCCTTGATCGCCGCGGCAGCAACGGGCCCCGGCAGGGGCATCGCCATCAGGTCGAACGCCAGTCGCGCGGGAGAGCCCTCCTCGAGCACGCCCTCGGTCATGTCCAGGACAGCGCGCTGCAGGTCGGCCGCGCGCCCGGCCAGGTTGCCTTCGACGCTGGCCGTCGGGAGCAGTCCTGCAGCCAGCGCCTCGTTGTCCTGGTCGGGCGTCAGCGCCCGGGTCGGGTCCATCGCCGGGGGCGTGGCGTCCCGATCTTCGATCAGCGCTGCGGTGTAGCGCACGGCTTCGTTTCGGAGCCGCGCTCGGGTCGCCGCCTTTTGCTCGTTCGTCAGCGGCTGCCCCAACGCGATGATCGACCGCGCCTCCTTCTCGATCAGCCGGGCGTGGACCTGGTACAGCGTGGACTCCGGGTCGTCGAAGCTCCCGAACTCCAGCCGGTCGATCATCACGCCCGTCTGAGGGTCGGCCTGCGGCACCGACCGGGTCGTGATGCCCGTGTAGTCGAAGTCCACGCCAGGAGGGGGCGCCGGCGCCGCCACCTGGAAGGGGTCGTCCGTGGTCAGGTCTGCCGCCCCTGAGTATCGCCGGGCGGTCCTGTCCGCGTGGTCCTTGCGATGCTCCTCGGCGCGGTAGTCCAGGTCGTCCGGCAGGGCGATAGGGCGCAGAGGCACCTTGATGCCTCCCGCAGCCTCGGGGATCGGACCAAGACCGAGGGGCACCTTGATGCCCTCCACAGCCTCGGGGATCGGGCCCAGGGCAGACGCCCCCTGCACATCGCTGTGGGGCTGCGGCGTCTGGAGCTCGGGAGGCAGGCGGATCGTGGACATGCCCGGAGCCTAACACCCAGGACGGACGGGGACTACGTGTCCTCGACGCTGCCGACCTCGGCGGTGTCTCGGGGCCCGGGGCGCTTGTGCTGCGCCCCGGCACCGGGAGCCAGCCCCGCCTTGATGTTCTGGCGCTTGCGCTCCCGGAAGTCCTGCCTGCGTCCGCGCTGCTGCTTCTTGGCGACGCGCGTGTATTCGCGCAGCACCTGACGGTCGTCCGCCCCCTCGTAGCCCATCTCCTTCTTGAAGGTGGTGTACGGGGACGACTCCAACAGGTACTGGCGGGCCTCGACCACAGGCGGGTGCTCCGGGTGTTCCTCGATGGCGTCCATGATCTGGACGTAGCGGTCGAGCGCGTCCGACTCCGGCACGATCTCCAGGCCAGGCAGCAGCTGCTTCTGGGGGTCGTAGCCCTCGTAGTCGATGACGCCGTCACCGTCGGTGTCTTCGCCCTTCGGCAGGAAGGTCGGGGCCTGGGCCTGGATCTCCTCCCACGACGGGAGCTTGCCGGCGCCGAGGTATCCCAGCTTCTCGACCGTCTGCTGGTAGTCCGAGCCGACCTGCGCCTTGTGCTGGATGGCGGCGTTGCGCAGGAACTCGTAGTGGCCCGTCGCGACGCCTTTGACCGAGCCGTCAGCCATGGTCTGGGCGCGCTCGGGGTTCAGACGGTCGACCTTGGCCAGCAGGTCCGGGACGTCCGTGCCTGTGACGGCGGCGACGGCCGCGATGTCGTTGAACACCGCCGCGGCTTCCTTCGGATCGAGCTGCGCCATGTCGCCGGCGCCGGACTCCAGCAGGCGGCGCGTGATGAACCGCGCGCCGTCGATCTTCAGGGACTCCGCCTCGGGTGTGCCCGGCTGGGGGAGCACCCCCGCCAGCTTGTCGTTGCCGACCATGGAGGGGTTCAGCGCCTCGCCGCCCAGGGCGGCGTACATCAGCAGCATGTTGGGGTCGATGCCCCCGGGGCCTGTCTGGGCCCCGCTGTTACGGATGATGCCCTGCAGGAAGGCCTCCCCCGGCTGGCTGAGCCCGGACAGCTCCTGCGTCATGCGCTCCAGGTGCGCGGCCTCGCGCTGCAGGCCGGCGGCGTGGACCTGGGCGGACACAGCCTTGAGGTGCGCGTCGTGCCCGAGCTTGGCCTGGAACAGACCCATCTCCGTCACGTACTGCTGCGTCAGCGCGTCGAGTCCGGCGGTGTAGTAGTTCTGTTGAAGCTGGCCGTACTCGGCGTTGACCTTCGCCAACTCCAGGCGCTTCTCCTCCGCCGTCATCAGGTTCGGGTAGGGGTCGCGTGCGGCGAAGGCAGCGGCACCGCCCTCCCGGCCGGACGCCACAGCGCCTGTGCCGGAGATGGCCTGGGCCGCCAGCCGCGCGCGATGCTGGCGTCTCTCCCGCACGTAGTTCATGGCGGTGTCGAGCTCGGCCTGGCTCATCTCGTACGCCGGCATCACATCCCCCCAGCGCCCGGGATCATCCCGGCCATCGCCTGCCCGCCCGCGTCCATGGCGTCGAACGCGTACTTCATGGCGACCTGGCGCCGTCGTGCGTCTTCAGCGCGCTGGCTTTGCCCCAGCGTCAGGGCCTCAGCCCGGCGTGCCTGGGTCGCTGCTTCCTTGAACGCCCCGGCCTGGCCGCTGGCCTGGACAGCGGCGGTAGACGCCTGCTTCTGGGCCTGGTCGGCTGCGCCCTTGTACACGTCCTGCTGCACGGTGCCCTCGGCGGACGCCTGCGCCATCTCGTTGGCGGCGGACTGCTGGGAACGAAGCGCAGCTTCGGCCTGGTCCTGGGCCTGGTCCTGGAATTGCTGGGTCTCGCGATCTGACACCAGGTTGCCGCTCAGCGCCTTGCCGAGCTGCTGCTTGGTGTACTTGCGCATGGTCTGGTTCAAAGGCACGGACTCAGCCTCGCTTGACCCGGTAGCGCCGAAGCGCGCTCATGGAAGCCCCGGCGTTCTGCGCCGCCTGCTGGGACGCTGCGGCCTCCAGGGGTTCGCCGCGCTCGATCTTGTCGACCTCCTCCTCGGAGGTCTCCTTCATGTTGCCGGCCGCCTTCTGGACGGTCTGCATGATGGCTTTGATGGGCATGCTCATACGGCAGACTCCCCTTGCAGCTCGCCGGTGCGAAGGTACGCCTTCAGCTCGGCCATGTTCGCAGGCTTGCGCCCGTGTGCGCGCTCGAACTCGGCGATGATGGTCTCGCCCTCCGTCGGGGGCTCTTCCCCGCGCAGGGCCTTCCCCGCAGCGGCCCCGAGAGCAGCGCCGGGGGCGTTGACGGCGCGGGCGTTCTCCATACCCGCATCGACAGCAGACCCTGGAGGGGTGTCCAGCGCCGCGTCCCGAAGCGCGCCCCCGGCGGCAGCACCCAGGGCAGCGCCCGGGACGTTGACGGCGCGGGCTGCCTGTAGCCCCTTCTGCGCCGCTCGCGCCGCCTTCCCTGCCTGGGGGGTCGCCGCCTCGACGCGCTGCTGTCGCTCCAGGGCGTCCTGGCCCGGCACTCGCGCCATGTCGGAGCGGATGACGGTGGTGCCGGCGTCGAAGGTCGGGAGCACCTCCGGGCCCTCCGCGGACGCATCGACCACGTCTGCAGCAGTCCCCTTGAACTCGATGTCGTCGTGGGGGGAAGGCTCCACGGCCAGGCCGTCGCCAGATGCCGGGTCGCTGCCCAGGGGCGGAGACCCCGGCCCTGCGTCAGCTCCAGGCTTCGTCGCGGCGATGGCGTCGAACGCGGGGTCGCCGGGGCGGACCTCGGCGCTGACGCCACGAGCCTTGTTCTCCGTCACGAAGTACACGTTGCCGGCGGCGTCGATGTACTCCGTGTAGGTCCAAGGGTCGCCGGGCTGCGTCCAGGACGTGGTCTCTCCGGCGGCCCGCGCCATGGCCTCGTTCCGGCGCTGGTCGCGCGGGATCTCGAAGTCCTCGGACCCCTCGTACTCCGGGGTGAAGAACTCCGGGTCGAAGTAGCTGTCGATGTTGGCCTTGGCGGCGTCGGCATCCATGACGCCCTGCTCCAGGGCACCCGCCACGGTGGCGACGCGGTCGGCCTCTCCGGAGACCTGGTGCGGCACGGCGACCTGTTCCGGGATGTCGGCGTCTTCCGCAGCCTCGTCCATGGCCTCGCGGATCGCGTCCTTGTCCTTGCCGTCATCGCCCTTCAGCAGGTCCGTGACTTTCTTGCGCAGCTGACGGGCCATGGAGGTCTCCTCATGTCCGGCCTATGCCGTGACCAGGCCTCCGTCAACCTCAGCGCTGAACGGTGACCTCGAAGTATCGGGTCTTGAAGCGCAGGATACGGTGCCTGCTGAACGCACGCAAGCTCGCTGTGTGGAAGCCTTGGCTCCGGGGGCTGACGCTCAGGGGGCCGCCCCAGGCGGTGATCGCGGCCGCGTCGATCATGGCGCTGAACTCCCACGTCTGGAAGTCCGAGTGCTTGATCAGGTTGTTCGCGGGGCTGTTCTGGTAGTCCGCCGCAGGGACCGTCGTCGACCGCCCTTCCGGAATGCGCTTCAGCAGGTACGGGTGCGGCACGCCGTTGACGAACAGCCGGAGCACTCCTGCGTCCTTTCCGCGCTTGAACTCCGTGGTCTCCATCGTCTTGGCGGAGCCTCCGTAGCGGTCCTCCGTGTCCTTCGCCCCGTACTTGGAGAGGGACCCGCGCTGGTACAGACCAGGGCCCGTGACGTAGCTCACACGCCAGGTGATGCGCACCCACGATGCCCCGTCGTACGGCACGTGGATCGGCGCGCTCATGCCGGGGATGGTGATGTACGGCAGCTCGTCGGCGCCGAACACGACCTGGTCCTGCGCGCTGTAGACGTTGGTCGTGACGCGGGCGTCGGTGTAGTCCTTGCCGAAGTTGGGGAAGAGGAAGTCCCCGACGAAGTCCACGTTCGCTGTGGCACCGAACTGCGCACCGCGCGACCAGGCCCCGCGCTGGACGTGCCTCCGCTGGAACTTCATGGCCGCGTGCGTGTTGTCGTAGTTCAGGTGTCCGTTGGACTCCCCGAGTTCGGATCCGTCGCCCTTCGGGAAGTAGACCTTGCGGTTGAGGTCGTGGGCGGTCGGGACGTCGTCTGTGACGAGCGCGGTCGGGTCGTTGTCTGCAATGTCGGCCATCTACAGGTCCTCCCGCAACAGCGGCTCGAGCGTCAGCCCCCACTGCCCCAGCCACCAAGAGTCCTCCGTCATCGTGGTGCTGCCGAACGCTTGGTCCTGGCGGATGCAGACGCATAGCCCGATGTTCGTGATCTGCGCGCCGGCGCCGATAAAGCCGCCGGGGTCCAGGTCGTTGATCGTGGACGAGCGGATCACGGCCCTCGTGTGCATGTCGTCCTTGTTCAGCACGGACGGGTACATCCGCATGCTCCGAGGGATGACGATCTTGCGAGGGCTCCCTGCGTAGTCGTCGATCTCTACGAAGATCCCGACCATGGGGCTGATCAGCGTCGGTTCGTAGCCGAGGGCAATGAGCGCGGCACGCACGGTCTCGTCCACGTACTCGACGGTGACGAAGCCGTCGACCTTGACCTCCCAGGCGCCTGTCGAGAACAGCCCGGTGTCAAGGGGGATAGCGCACGCCACCTCGGCGGAGTCCGTGGTGCTGTTGTTGCGGGCGACCACGCACCAGCCGGGGTTCGTGTCGGCGCCGTAGGGGGCGTTCGCCCCCGCCGTCCTGAAGGCGCTGGCGGTGTAGTAGTCGGGGTACGCCATGGTCGGGGTGCCGTACGCCAGCTGGTTGATGTGGCTCTCGTACCGCTCCGCTCCCAGGGGGTCCGTGTCGTCGTGGCCGCCGTACGCGCTGAGTTCCCCGAAGGGCGTCGCGAAGACGCCGCCCGTCGGCCCCGCCTTCGGCAGATGCGGCCACCCGAGCGCGGCCCGGTCGACGTCCTGGACCTGCAGGTCGTTGTACAGCCCGTACAGGTCCGTGATGCGGTCGTTGAGCGACGCCTGGTTGAACGGGTCCTGGTCACGAACGGTCATCGCGCACGCTCCGTGATGTGGCACTCGGCCCAAAAGATCCAGGCCCCAAGAGCGTCAGACGTGGCAGTCAGGTTCTCCCCCGGCTGCGGCTGGACCCAGATGGCGGCGTGCACGGTGTGCCTCCCACGAGGCACGGGCACGGTGACCTCCATGTCGAACGGCAGCGTCACCCAGCCCACGCCCTGGTCCATGTTGGGCATCTCGGAACCCTCGTCCAGGCCCCCGATCACGGACTCGGAGATCAGCGCGCCGTTCAGGAACACACCGAACTTGTAGCACCGGACGTTGTTCTCCCACTTGTAGCCGGCGCCCTGCCCTCCGACCTGGATGCACAGGCGGCACGAGTCCATGTCTTTGGTCAGGGACGTGCCGGCGATGGTGATCCAGGTCTGCGTCTCCGTCACCAGCTGCGCGTTGTTGATCGCGAAGACCTCGATCGCCGACGACGTGTTGGCGAGCCACGGCCCGTTGTAGCCCAGGGCGAGGGCTCCAGGGACGTCAGCAGAGAACCCGGAGTCCGTGTACGCCGTGCGCACCAGCGCCCCCGCGTCGAAGTCGCCGTCGAGCTCGGTGTTCTTCAGCGCGCCTGCGTCGAAGTCGTGCTCGTTGACAGCGCCCAGCCTCTCCTCGAACGGCCGAACGGCCTCCTCGTAGTCCTCGGGAGACAGCGAGCCGGTGACCAGGATCCTGCGCTTGGGGTGCGTGTGCGCCATCAGCTGCCGCTCCTTCCGCCTTCAAGTGCTCCGCCGCCGATGTCTGCGGCGGAGCTGGCCTCCAGGTACTGGATGCCGACGAACTCCGCGTCGCCGGTGAACGTCAGCTTCACGCGGAAGCTCGACGCCTTCGGGATGAAGTCATCGAGCTTCTGCCAGAACGGCCGGCGGGTCTCCCAGCGCACCAGGTCCTTGCCCCGGGGGTTGAGCGCGGAGTGCAGCTTGCGGTGGGGCGCGGAGCCTCCGACGATGCTGGCGCCCCAGAACCCAGGGGCGTCCGCGTCGGGGTAGTTGCGAGGCGCCTTGGCGGACGTGGCCTCGAGCGTGGACGTGGCCCGCCGGCGGAAGTCCCGGAAGCTCTCGAACTTGATGCGGGTGTTCCCTGTCTCGACGAGCCACAGCAGGAAGCGCGGGACGGTCACCGCCATCTGGCTGGTGGTGCGCCGTAGCCAGGAGGTCTCGATCCACGCCTCGCGGGTCTCGGCGGTGCTGCGATGCACTCCGTCCCCGTCGTGGTCCAGCACGTAGACGGAGGACACCACGGCGTTGGCGCGGGCGCCGTGTTGGTCGAGCACGGACATCGTGGCGTCGCCAGCAGCCAGTAGGTACTGCCGCTCGTCGTTCGTGGCACAGACGGCCTGCACCTGGACGTCGTCCCGCGTGCTCCAGCCGGAGCTGTTGAACACGAACGTCAGGTTGTTCTCCGCGGAGCCGTCCACGGGCACGGAGCACCGGTACTCGCCGCGGACGGGGTCCACTGCAGCGCACGCGCGCAGGGCCCAGTTGGGGTTGATGCGCCGGACGTTGCGGCGCAGGTCTGCGCTGATGGGCACCGGGGCCTCGGCGCCGGCCGCCCAGGCGAAGAACCCCTCGCGCGCCAGCCACACGACGGTGCCATCGAACAGCGTCTTCACGGTGTCCGGGCTCACGCACCCCACGCGCGTGCTGATGGAGGCCACGCGGAAGCCCTCGCCGAAGTCGTTGTTCGTCACGAGGAAGACGGAGCTCTCCGTGAACGCCAGCAGGCCTCCAGGCACGGCGTGCAGGGCCGTGACCTCGCCGCGGACGTCGGGGTAGATGCGCTGCCCTGCTTCGAAGGTGCCGTACACGCCGGGCAGCGAGGGCATGATCCGCCCGGGGTCGCCGCGGCAGTTGCCGATCCACAGCCGGCCCAGGGCCAGCGTGGCTACCTTGAACTCCGGCACGGGCTCCAGCTCCCGCGCGGGGCGCACCAGCCAGCTGTCCGGGATGTTGTCAGGGTACACGGTGCTGGTGCTGCCGGGCAGGGTCACGACAGCCAGCTGCCCCGCGGTGGCGTAGTCCAGCAGCTGGTAGAACGAGGCGTCGCCGGAGTTGACCAGGTCCTTCGTGCGGTACAGATTCGTGCCCAGGACGGGGCTGCGCACGTCGGACGTGTCGAGGTCCCACCGGACCTGGACCTTCAGCCGGTCCACGCTCTGCTGCACGGTCTTCCGGCGGCGGTCGACGGTGACGTTCTCCTCCTGGGCGCACGTCACGGCGCCGCTGGCTGCGCTCAGGGGGCTGCGGTTGCCCCAGATGTCCACCAGCTGCGAGCGGCACCGCCACTCCCCTCGGTGAAGCTCGCCGCCGTTGGGGTTGGTCTTGGCGCCGGCCGTGCCGAACGTGGTCGCGTTCGGCGTGACCGTACCGATGCGGTGGGGCCCAAACACAGGGGGGATCGCGCGCATGTCGGCGGCGATGCCTGTGGCGATGCCATCGGCAGGGTAGTCCGACGTGGTGCGGTAGCCACCCATGTTGGCGCCGTCGTCGTACTCGGTGTCGCTGGTCGACGAGTAGATCGCCGACTGCGGTCCGAACCCCTGCGGCGGAGCGGGGGCGGCGTCGAAGCCCAGGGGGCCCACAAGGCTCCCGTCGTAGAACAGCGCCCTGGCGTAGTCGCCGCCGCCCTGGGGGATGACGATGACGCCCAGGGGCGTGGACACGAACTGCGTCAGGAAGCACCGCGCGCGGGCCGACTCCAGACTCCAGGTCCAGTCGGCCCCAGAACCCGACACCAACGAGGCCCAGCGGCTGCCGTGCGTCGCCCAGCCCCTGTGCTCGTACAGGGTGCCTCCGGCGTGCACCAGCAGGATGTCCCGGCCCCCCTCCAGCTTGTGGTGGTGGATGCCGTGGACGGTGCCGGAGATGTTGTCCGACGTCCCCCCGCCCTCCAGCTGGATCGGCTGGTAGAGCACGGGGCCGTGCACCGCCCGAAGGGTGCCCTCCTCCGTCTCCCGGAAGTTGTGCACAGCCGCGCCGGCCCGCTCCTCGGAGAGCAGGTCGTCGTTGATGCCCCGGATGTCCAGGACGTCGCTGCGGCGGCTGTGGTGGGAGAACACGGAGGGCTACTCCTTCGGCTGGGGCCCGGCGTAGAAGGTGCCGTAGACCGGCTTGGCCGTCTTGGTGCCGGGCCAGGGCTTGGCGATCAGGGCCAGCCGCGCCATGCGGTGACTGCCGGCGTCGAACGAGATGGTGCCGCCCAGCTCGGGGATGAAGGCGTAGCCGCGCGCGACCTTGCCCGGGTCCTGGACCACGGTGACCATGACGAACTGGATGTCCTGCTTGGTCTCCGGGTCGACGCTGCGGTACAGGCCGCCGGCGACCAAGGGAGGGGCGACGACTTTGGGATCTGCCATGGAGAGGCTCCTACGGGTACGATGACTGGTCGGTGTCCCCAGGGCGCAGGTTGCGCAACTCGGAACGGGAGACGTGGCCCTTGCGACGGCCGGGGAGTCCGGTGTGCACGGGCTGAGACGCGGGGATGCCAGTGCCCTGGCGCCGCTTGTGGCGGGCGAGGCGCATCCGGTAGTCCTTCATGGCCAGGCCCTCCCCCGCGTAGTTGCCGTTCGCGCGGTGGACCTTGGCCTTCACCAGGTCGATGATGCACGCGGCACCGATCTTGGTCACGTTCAGGACCTGCGTCATCGTCTCGATGCGGTGGCTGCGCCATCCGGCGACCAGCACCATCTCGTAGCGCTTGTCGGGCAACGGCCAGAAGTCGAGGGCGTGGTACGCGCCGGGGTACGGCGCCGGGGTGTTCCGGTCGGGCGTGATGGAGCCGTCGTCCGTCCACGTCGTGACGTGCCCGTCGAGCTCGGTCATCAGGTACGCGCGCTGGTCGAAGTCGGTCAGGGCGTTGCCGGCGCTGTCCGTGATGCGCTTGCGGTAGATCCGCGTCTTCCAGCCCGACTTCTGGTAGCGGAGCACGGCCGCGTCGTGGAACCCCGCGGTGAAGTCCATGTTGGGGAACGTGACGTCGACGCCCTTGGTCGTGACGACGATCGTGTCCGAGCCGCGGCTCAGCGCGGACTCCTGCCATGGCTTGTAGCGGGTGGTGCTCGCCGAGGTCGCGCTTTGGGTGTGCGGGTTGCCGTGGTTGACCCAGATTTCCTGCTTCCCCCAGACGAGGCTGCGGAAGTACTGGAACTCGCCGGCCGGCTCCGGACCGACCCAGTTGTCCTCCGACTCCGCCACGGTCGGGCGGAGGTGGGGACCTTCGATCGGCTCCATGTGGGTGCGCCAGAACGACGTCGGGACGCCCTCGGCGCGGGCGCCGTCGCTCTCCCTGTTCCTCAGCCAGGCCACGGCCTGCTCGGGGAGCACGCCCTCCAGCGGCGCGTACTGCTGGTCCTTGACGTAGAGGTACTTGACCTCCATCACCTCCGGAGGGAGCACCACGGCCTTGGTCTGGATGATCCACTCGAGCACGGACGACGCTGTGTTGCCCCAGGGCGCGGACAGCGAGACGTAGGTGTAGCCCCCGGCGCTCCAGACCTCGCGGATCTGGAAGTCGTGGTACTGCTTGGGGTGCCCCGACACGGCCTCCGCGGGGTCGTGCACCATCAGCTTGCGTCCGGTCCACTCCCGGTAGGTCTCCCACGCGACGATGTCGGCGTGGGCGTCGGCCAGGACGCGCTTCAGCACGTAGGGGTCGGCCGTGGTCTCCAGCAGGTCTGTCGTCGGGGACGTCGGCCGCGTGTCGGGCTCTACGCGGAAGTGGACCTCGCGCTCGTTGAAGAAGAACGGCGCGTCCTCGGCGAGGGTCTCTTGGGCCTTCTGGATGTGCCGGATCAGCCGACGCTCCCACTCCGCGGAGCCTTGGGGGGAGTGGTCGACCTCGGCGATGACCTCTTCGAGGATCTCGTGGACAGGAAGGGCCATGTCTACGCCTACCTCGCGCGAGGGGTGCCTGTCAAACGACGAAGGCCGGGCACAGGGCCCGGCCTTCGCGTAGCGCTGCTACGGCATCAGCCGCGGCAGTCGAGCCACGCCAGGGTCAAGCCGGCGGACCCGTTGTCCTCCAGGAAGTACCCGAAGGTCGCGTCGGTCACGGCCGCGGCGTCTCCCGCCTCGTGGTCCGTGACCGAGACGATGGCGCCCACGCCCGCGGTCACACCAGCGGCGAGCGTGTAGACCTTGCCCTTGCCCTTGCGCAGGATCCAGCCGTAGGTGTTGATGGCGATGTTGTGCTGGGCGACGCCCACCACCTGTCCGGGCGCCTTGCCGGCGTTCGCCATCTCCACCAGCTTGTCGCCGACAGCGAAGCCGGTCGGAGGGCTGGTCAGGTCGATGGAGCAGGGGCGGCCCGCGGAGATCGCCTCGGTCGCGTAGACCAGGATCCACTCGGACTGCCCTGCGTTGCCGTACTGGAAGACCTCGACGTCCGTGGCGCCGGCGGAGTAGGGCTTGCCCTGCACCTTGGATGCCTGGATGACGTCGCCGGAGCTGTCGACGGCGTAGAGGCGCTTGTCGACCTGGACTTCCTCGCTCGGGACGACGGCACCCAGCACGTACGGGGTGCCGTCCGACGCCACGATGAAGCCGTTGAGGCCGTCGGTCAGGCTCGCAGCGGTGTAGGTCTCAGCGAAGTTGGTCGAGAAGGGACGGGGCATGCTCATGGCTGGGGCCTACTGGATGGCGGTGCCCGCGAGGGCACCCTGGTTGCGGAGCTGCTTCACCAGCATGCCCAGGCTCAGACGCATCTCCTGGCGGTGCATCTGGTAGCCGGGCAGGCGGCCGATGTCGTTGAAGGTGATCAGCGGGCACTCGGTGGCCTTGCCGTCCATCTCCGGGGTGCCGCGCTCGGTCACGAACTCGATGCCGCTGGTGTTCAGGTGGTACTGGATGCCCTGGCGGACCTTGGTCCCAGCGGTGAACTGGGTCAGGTCGATGGCCGGCTCGTACCACAGCTTGCCGCCGAACTTCAGCGGGATGGCGACCCGGACGTCGTCGTCGCCCAGGACGTGCGCCGCCGCGGAGCCCTTCTTGTCGTTGACGATGACGTAGCCGTCGTTGACGTCGCAGAAGTTCAGGAAGGACACGCCGTCGGTCAGAACGCAGTCGATCTTGCCCATCGACACGCGGCCCTGCTTGCTGCAGTCCTGCTGCAGGCCCAGCATCTGGCGCATGCCGTCGGCGGAGAAGGAGCTGACCTCCCGGTACTGGTTGAACCAGCCAGGGATGCTGTTCCGCGCGCGCTGGAACACGGTGCCGGTCTGCAACGGAGGAGCCGCGAACTCGATCAGCCCCTGGTTGGTGATCACGTGTCCGGTGTAGGACTGCTGCCCGTTCAGGGTCGGCATGTGCCCCAGGTCGGGGTGGTTGCCCATCACGAACTGGTAGGCCAAGGCCTCGATGATCTCGGACACGCCCAGCTCGGGGTAGTTCTGGATCAGCTTGGCCATGTTGAGCTTCGACTTCTCGCTGAGTCGGAGCTCCCGCATGGGGATGTCGTACGTGTAGAGGTACTCGGTGGCCTCCGTCACGGCCCGACGGCTGTCCTGAACCCGGCCGCCCATGATGGGCTCGGTGCCCGTCCGCATGTGGGTGAAACGGCCCGGACCGTTCGGGGTCAGGGTCCACTCTTTGGTGGCGGACTCCAACGGCTCAAGGCCGTTCTTCTCCAGGACGGCCTTCATGACCGGGTGCGCTTCGGAGAAGGTGTCGTTGTAGCCGGGCATGAGCTCGGTGACGGACTGTACAAAGAGGTCGGACACTTGAGCCGCTCCGTTGAGTGAACGAAGCCACCCTAAACTGAGCCTCTTCTAAAGACCATCGCGTAGACCTGTATGTTCGGCTACTTACGACGAGACGCAGCCCGCTGCACCGCGGCGTAGGTCGACCGCAACCGGGCGGGGACGTGCGCGGGGATGCCTCCCTGCCCGCCGCCTGCGGGCAGGTCGCGGGTCAGGGTCTCCGTGCCGTCGGCGCCCGCCATGGCGTCCGCTGTCGGCGCGGGCTTCGGGCGGGGCGGCGACGCGGCCGCAGCGGGAGCGGTGTCCCCTCCGCGCTTCATGGCCAGGTAGTCGACGGCCACATCGTAGGGGATGCCCCGCTCCGCCAAGGCCTTGAGCTGGTCCCCCTGTCCCGCCACGGCGATCTGCATGGCGTCGACCATGTCTCCCTCGAAGTAGAGCCGCCCGTCAGGGGTCTCCAGGTCGCACGTGATCTCGGTGAACGCGGCAACGGCGGCCTCTCCGGCCTTGCGGAGGGTGTCGCCGTGCTCGACCACGAACGCGTTGATCTTGCGATCGACGTCCGCCTCCTGGCGCTTGATGTCTCCCGCCCGGTACGCGTCGAACTCCGCCTGGAGCTCCTGGTACTTGGTCGTGTGGCTGTCTCTCTCGGCCTGCAGCGCCTCCATCTCCTGCCGCATCTTGGCGAAGGCGGGGAGGTGCGACGGGTCCTGGCCGCTGACCATGCTGTTGTACATGTCGCGGTCGAAGGCGGACGCCTCCTCCTGCGCGACCAGGTCGGCGAGCATGCGCTCGTGGATGCCCTGGACCCAGGGGCGGGCGGACTCCGGGAACACGTCGTAGTTGCGCTGTCGGTAGTCGTAGGCCTTGAAGTCGAAGTCGGCCGCGCTCGGCTCGGCGACAGGGGGCGCTGCCTCCGGCTCGACGACGGGCTCGGCCGCCGGGGCGGCGACAGGCTCGGCGGCAGGGGCCGTGGGCTCGGTCGTTGCCGCCGCGTCAGGGGCTGCGGCCTCGGTCGCAGGGGCGGCGACAGGTTCAGTGGCGGTGGTGTCAGGCGTAGTCATGCCGGGCTCCCGGTGGGCTTGGTCAGTCGGGGGATGTTCGACTCGAACTCCCCGTGCATGTGTTCACGGGTCCGGGCCTTGGCCTGGAACTCTCCGGCGTCGGAGTACCCGAAGCCGGCCGCGGTCTTCGCGGCGTTGCCTTCGATGCGCTCGCGCAGCCGCTTGCCCTCGAAGGAGTCCATCGACACCGCGCGCTTGCCTTCCGACGCGAGCTTCTGCTCGAACGCCTCCCGCGTCGCGAACTCCCCTTCCTGCTGCGCGTGGCTGTAGCCCCCGGACGCGCCGGGGCCGGGCGTGCTGAAGGTGCTGTAGCGCAGATTCGGGGCAGAGATGATCTTGGGCGTGGTCGCGCCACAGTCCTCACACTCGACGGTGAGGGCGTCGGTGGGGCGCGGGGTCCATGTCTCGTCCGCGCCACAGGCGCAGGCGATGCGGTAGCAGGGCAAGGGTTCTCCTATCCGAGGGCGGGGGCGGCGCCCCCGGAGGCTTCAGGCAGCGGCGGGGCGAGCTCTTCGCCTCCAGCGCCGACGCCGCCGCCCTGGAGGATCGGCTGCATCTCGTCCGGCACGCCGGGGGCGGAGGCGTCCAGGGGCGAGGCCGGGGCGTTGCCCGGCATCCCCGGGCCCATGCCTGGGCCCATGCCTGGGGGCGGCGGTGGCTTGGACTCCTGGAACACGTGGCTCCAGTTCAGCGCGCGCAGCAGCTCCTTGACGACGAGCTCCTGGTCCACGTTCGGGTTGCCCCCGAACAGCAGGTCGGCGAAGGCCTCGATCTTCTTCAGCTGGACGGTGGAGTTGTCCTCCGCCGCGTTGTACGGGTGGGCGCTGTAGTCGAAGTCCCATGCGCCGTCCTTGGTCTCCAAGCCGAGCGTCTTGAGCGTGGCGACCTTCTCTCCGCCCTTGTCCATCTTCAGGTAGATCGCCTCTTCGTCCTTCTCGGAGAGGTACAGGCCGAAGAGGCGGATGGTCGACTGCGCCGCCCACTCGATGGCGTCGTAGATCTCCTTCTGGCGCCGAGCGTTCCGCGTCTTCTGGGCGGTGTCCACGAGCGCGAGCTCGGTGGCCACGTCCGCGCGCCCGACCTGGCCCCGGCTGTACGCCGGCAGCGCGAGGATGAACTCCAGCAGCTGCTGCATGGCGTCCATGCGGTTCACGAAGTCGATGGGCAGGGGGTTGCCCTGGCTCCACTGGATGACGTCGTTGATGTTGTACTTGCTGGAGCTGATCTTGGCTTGGATCAGCTCGCTGGGGCCTCTCCACTTCGACCACGCGGAGAGCAGCTCGTCGGGGTTGTCCACGCGGTCGAGCACGGCGACGGGTCGCGGCATCGCCGCCATGACGTGCTCGTGGCTCATGGTCGACAGCTGGTTCAGCCGCGCGAGGGGCTCGCGCACCATGGAGGCGTCGCTGAAGCTCAGCAGCCCGAAGAGGCCGTCGTTGAAGCTGATGCGCCAGTACGGGTTCTCCTGCGTCGGGAACGGCAGGGCTCCGTCGAGGAGGGGCTCGTCGTAGCCCTCCATCAGATGGTAGAACTTCTTGGCGACGAAGTCGTAGACCTCGTAGACGACGGCGTAGGTGTAGGACTTCCGGGACGTCTCGATGTCCGTGTCCTCCCCCTTGGTGTCTGTCTCGAGCCACGAGGGGTACGCCTTGAAGAGGTTGGCCGTCTCCTCGCGGTGCTTCATGTCGTACTTGGCCTTGGCGTCCTTGCCGCGGCCCTTGGACTTGCACCGGCTCAGGAACTCCGCGCGCGTGAGAGGCACCGCCTCGATCAGGTAGCGGATGTCGTCCCACTCCTCGGCGTTCTTGTCGTACCAGATTCGCGTGGGCGGCACGACGCGGAAGCGCGGGCGCTGGCGCTTCTTCGAGTAGACGATCTTGAGGAAGCTCTCCCGCAGCAGGCTGGTCTGAGCGGCGGCCCGCCACAGCTTGGACGTCAGGCGGTCCTTCTCGAAGACGTCGCGCACCAGGTGGCTGCGGACCTCGGCGGTGGCGGACAGCGCCTGGCGCCGGGCCCGGATGTCGCACGCGGGGTTAGGAGGCACGATGTTGCTGACGAGGACGTCGACGAACGCGTACATGTACGGCCACTGGACCGTGGCTTCGGTCTCGTCGTCGGTGTTCTCCCCCCAGAAGTCGCCGCGGTACGCGGCAATGTCCTTGTTCCATCCGGCCAGGTTGGCCTTGTGTTGGGCCTTGTGGTGCTTGATCACCGACTGGAAGTGGGCGACTGTGCCGGAGGTCTGGGGAGTAGACATAGACGTGGTCCTAACCGTGGTGCCGGGTTAGGGCAAAGGATCGGCGAAGGGGAGGCTGAGCTGCGCTGCCTGGTCAAGCGTCTCCGGCATCTCCGGGTACAGACGGAGCAGACGCTTGACGACGCCCGGGGCTACAGGCGTCGCGGGGGCTGGCGGAGCTTCTTCGAGGTAGACCGCGCTTCGTGCCTCCATACACAGCACGACCGCGACCCGGCGCCCGTCGGCACGGACTATGTCGCTGCGCTTCAGCTGATCGACGCTGGTCACCCCGACGGTGTACTCCCCGTCGACGAGCACCCGCACGTGTAGCGGCGCCTTCGACAGCAACAGGCCCATGTCGGACTCAGGGACGTGGGGCCCGTCGGCCGTGGCCAGGTGCAGCGTGATGTCGCCCGTGCCGAGATCGGCGGGGGGCTGCAGCCAGGGAGCTCGCGGGAGACGGATGCGCACAGCCATTGAGGCTCCTTGTGTTCCAAGTACCGAGGTGATCGCGCAGGGTCAACGCTTCTTGTTGAGGCGTTTGTATTCTCGCATGAAGTCGCGGGTGTGCTCGTGGAGTCCGGGCATGACCGAGGGCGTGAGGTCTGTGCGGGGCCGGTCTCGGAGCGGCTGGAACTGCACGCCGTAGCACGCCCACAAGAAGGCGCTGACGCGGTCCCAGTGATGCTTCTGCCGGCGATGCGCGCCAGGCTCGTCCGGCACCAGGATGGCGGCCGTCTTCGACTTCTCCACGCTCTTGTCGTGGCGGTACGTCGACAGCTGCGCGTGGAGGTTGTGACTGCGGATCTCCAGCACGCCGCGCCCTCCCTGGGCCTTGTCCAACGCCATGTCGATCAGCAGCCCGAGCGCCTCCTCGTGGCGAGGCTTCGACATCGGCACGCCAGGGGTCCCTCGCTTGTAGTAGTGCAGGTTGCGCAGGTTCCCCTTGTCCTGCTCGACCTCCAGGATCGTGACGGTGCCGGCGCCCACGCCATTGTTCTCGCAGAAGACCTCCGCGTTGTGGTAGCGCGCGGCCGCGGCGACGATCGCCATCGCGAACTGGTGCGGGTCGACGGTGTTGCTGCTGAACTCCGCCACCTGCACGATCGCGTCGGCCCAGACCTCCAGCACCTGGAAGGACGAGGGGTCGCCGCTGCCCCACCCGGCGGGGTCGGCGCCGATGACGTAGCGGGCCCCGGCCTGGGGCGGGTGGTACTCCTGGTAGCAGCCGTCCTGCGGCCGCCACTCGACCAGGTTCTCCGGGCCTCCCGAGCGTCGAAGCATCGCCTCCATGGCGTGGCCGGGCATCGTCGAGTTGCCGCTGATGTGCCAGCAGCTGATGTCGTCCTTTGGGTAGAACACCCACAGCAACTCGGGGTTGCGCCGCACCTTGGGGTCCATGGTCCGGACCTCCCGCAGGAAGGCCAGGTTCTCCAGCGTCAGGAAGCGCACGTCCTTCGGGCGGCTGATCGGGCCGCCGTCCTTCGGGCCGTGCAGCGTCATCAGCGCGATCTCGTCGTTCGACAGGCGCCAGTCGGGGCGCCACGGGCGCTCGTTGAGGATGGAGGTCCACATCGGCGCGAAGACGTACAGCCAGCGCCCCAGCCCCTGCTTGGCCTCCATCATCAGGTCGCGGTACGCGGCGGACGACGGCTCGGTCATGGCGCCGGGCGTCGACTCCACGACGACCGCGGCGTTCTTCCGGTTGGCCACGGCGGGGTAGTACTTGTTCCAGAACCCCCCGAAATCCTTGTGGAAAGGGCCTTCGGAGATGTGCGTGAAGGCGATGCCTCGACCCAGTCCGGTGTTGCCCCGGAAGCCGGACGTGAAGGTGGAGTAGCTGCCGCCGTGGACGAAGTTCAGAACGCGGCTGGCGCGGGTGTTCCGTGTCGGGAAACGCAGGCCCCTCGGGGTGTTGTTGTACGTCAGCATCACGTGCTCGAACAGCGCGTCGGCGCGGGCCTCCTCGTCCGCGATCGTCGCGGCCTTCGTGGCCGGCGTGTACTGGACGCGCGACAGCAGGCAGTTGGCCGTGGTCGCCGACTTGGTGGTCTGCCGCGCGCCGACGAGCGCCAGGAACTTGGTGTGCCCGGAGGCCTGCCGCGGCGGGCTGGAGACGTACGCGAGGATGCTGTGCTGGACCGCCGGGCAGATGTCGTGCCTGAAGCGGATGATCATGTCCGTGGCCTGGTCCAGGACGTGGCCGTGGTTCGGCAGGTAGAAGTCCGGCCGGGCGAGCTCCGCGAGGCGATCGGGGTCCTTGAGCTCGCGGGGCACGCGCTTGTCGAGCTGCCAGGCGTGTTGCTCCGTCACGGCTGGCTCCAGATGAACGCCTGCCACTGCTCGCCCGTGCGGGTCTCCTCCACGACGTGCGCGGGAAGCAGGGTCTCCGCCAGGTCGCGGATCTGCTCCCATGCCGGCGCGGGGTCCAGAGGCCCCAGCCGAAGGGTCGCCGGGGGCGTCGAGTCGTGGAAGAGGTACAGCGTGCGGGACGAATCGACGGGGTTCCGCTGCACCCCTGCACGCCAGCGCCCCCCGAAGATGGACTCCAAGGAGAAGCAGGCCCCCGCCAGAAGCGCGTCAGTCCTCTCCATCGGCGTTGTCGCGAGGAGGGGGCTCACGCGAGCTTCCCGTCGTCGACGAGGAGCAACGCGACCGGCCAGTACTTCTCCGACCGGCGCAGGTCGAGGACGGTCTCCGCGCCGAAGAACACCTCCCCAAGAGACCACGCCATCTGCAGCGCGGGGATCTCCTCGGTCTTGATGGCGACGGTGCGCTTGAGCGCCTCGTCGACGCCGGCCTCGCCGTAGATGTACAGGTACTCGCGCATCAGGCACCATCCTCGTCCGCGGACACAGCCACGGCGCTCGGGTTGGGGAACTGGGTCCAGGAGCCCTCGAACACCGGAGGTTTGGGCAGCCTCTTGGGCTCCGGCTCGTTGCCGCCCTTCGCCTTGCTGTCCTGCAGCCGGCGCTGGAGCGCCTGGGAGTCCTCGAACACGAGGCTCTTGAAGATGTTGTTGGCCATCTCGGTGACGGCCTCGCCGGCCTCGACGGTGATCTTCCCGACCGCGACGTAGACGCCGACCTTCTTCAGGAACAGCCGATAGGACGCCTGGTCCTCGATGTCCGGCAGACCCATGAGCGCGTCTTCGATCTGCTTCCGCACCTCGGGGGTGTGGTTCAGCATGTAGGAGCCGTAGTCAGACATTCGCTTCATCCTCGGGAGACCAGACCTGGTCGGTGACAGCGTACTTCCTGTGCCAGTGCGACTTGAAGCTGGTGGCTCGGGTGAACCCAGAGCCCTTGAAGTACATGGGGTTGAGGCCAAGCGCCATCTCCGGCGTCTGGCCCCGCTTCAGCCGCGACTTGAACGTCTCGTAGGGGATGCGGAAGTAGAGCGAGGCGTGGTACACCGACCGGAAGTACACGTCCGCGACCTTGAACTCGGTCCTGTGCCCCTTGGGCTCCAGGTACGGCGTCGCCTCCTGCCAGGTCTTCAGCTTCTTGGGGCTGCGGGCGTAGACCGCCAGGCTCCATCTCGTGAGCGGCGACGGCAACAGCATGGCCCAGGGCTTGGCGTTGCTGAACGGCGTGCTCGGGACGGCGAAGCGAGGCAGGGCGTCGGCGTCGAAGCTCTGGTCGGGGCGCAGGTAGGTCTTGCACTCCCGGCGCTGCAGGGCGGGGTCCCGGAGCGGTGCGTCCAGGAACTCGAAGCGGAGCTCCATGGCGGCGTGCGCGTCCACGCCCCGGGGGAGGGGCGCCGGCAGGATGTTGATGCGCTCGACCCAGGTCCGGAAGCCAGGCATCGTCATGGCGATGTCGAGCTGCCGGCGTGCGCGGTCGACGTCGACCGTGTCCGTGAGGTTGAGCGCCCAGGCGGTGAGCTCGTCCAGGCCCCGGAAGTTGAGCAGAGGGCACTGGGTCGGGACCTCGGGCAGGTAGCTGCCGGCCCAGACGAAGGGCGAGGTCAGATCCAGGGCGGGGTGCTGGAGCGGCCAGGGGTCGTCCCGGGCGATGAAGGCGTCGGGTCGGGCGATGGTGTCCTGGAGCACCGAGCTGCGCTCGAGCAGGAAGAGCCACTGGCTCGTCCTCGCCTGGTGGTTGTTGACCAGGTGGATGCCCCGGGCGGCGTGCAGGCCGTTCATCGAGCCGAAGGCAGGCATGCCGATGGGCAGGGCCTCCGCGCACTGACGGACGAGCCACCGGACCTCGGGCGCAGTCCGGTAGTTGAACATGGAGTCGACGGACTGCAGCAGGTGCTGCTGCGGGCGGTTGCTCACGAAACGCCCGACGTTGCGCGGAGGTAGAGCAGGCACAGCCGGGCGGCGTGGTCGGCGGCTCCCGGGTGCGAGAGGTCGACGTCGTCGAGGCCCACGATCTGGTACGTGGCGCCGGCGTCGCCGACCAGACCGAAGTCCACGTGCGTGAGCATGGACGGCTGGGCGCCCGGCAGCGTGCACAGGAACCAGCGGTTTACGCCCGGCACGTGATAGAAGCTGGCGGCCTCGACCTGGTCCATGCCGGCGGCCGCGGCGAGATCCCGGGCAGCGTCCGGGAGCCGGGCGGGGGCGGGGGGCTCGGTCTTGGCGAGGTGGGCCAGGATCAGCGTGGCCGCAGCTTCGTAGTCGACTTCCGGGCGCAAGGGGCGTTGCTCCCGGACGGACGCCAGGGTCGGGACGACGTGGTAGCGGCTCGGGGCCGTGGGCCCCTCCAAGGGAGACGAGAAGAAGTAGACGCTGCTGCTGTCTCCGTCGTCGAAGACCCAGCCGTGGTTCGACCCCCGCGTCCGACGCAGCTCCCCGCCTGGCAGGCCCAGGGCCTCGGCGAGCGCCACGTTGTACGGCGCGGGCGTGTCCTCGGGCGGGGTACATTCCGCGAGCAGGGCGTCGATGCGCTCGATCTCGGCGGCGTGCTTGGCGCGGGCTTCCAGGGCGCGGGCGACGTCGCGGTACAAGCACAGGTGGAGGTCGTAGATCGGGGGGCCGGGGCAGACGACGCGGTGCCCCAGCAGGGCGATCCCTGACCACTCAAGGCGCCCGACGAGGGCACCGCAGTGGTGTAGGTCTCCGTCGGCCATGACGGTGAAATCGGAGTGCCCCGTGACGAGGAAGCTCCAGTCGCTGATGGGTCCGGTGACGGGGATGCGGGTTTGTTCGGGCACGGGAAGCTCCAGGGTGTGGACGTCTACAGGCGAGGCCGGATCACGCGCTCCAAGACGGTGAGGCAGACAAGGTTCCACCACGCGTAGACGCCGGTCCAGATGCCGAACGTCCACGACAAGGTCTCGGCTGTTTCGGGTTGCATGGGCGGTTCCGGGCGTTTGCGGTTCGTGCACCCTACTTGTAGTACGCCGCGAGAAGGAGCTCAAATTCTCTCCCGAAACGATCGTCTACGCGAGGCGTGGGAGCGGGGAACTGGCGTCCGTTTCAAACCGTCAGGTTTGAAACGGAAGGACGGTAGGGCGGAAGGGCCGGCTGTATCTCGGTCCTCCTGCTGGGGCGTGGCGGCGGAGGCGTGGCGGCGGAGGCGTGGCTGGAGGCCAAGCAAGTTTCAAACCGTTCCGGTTTGAAAGGCCCTGTCTTGGGAGGAGCGAGGGGCTCCATCCAGGCCGGGCCTGGCGCGGGCCGAGCCCGGACAGGGCCCGGACAAAGGCTTGACATCTTGTTGACGTTTGACACCCGCAAAAGCCGTTACCTACGGAGGGACGACGGGCGACGTTTCCAACTTACCGTCCAGCCCCGTACGGCTTACGTCCAGAAATCCTAAGCCTTACAGGTCTTACGCTCCCCGCTACAGGGCTCCAATTAGCCTCCCGCAGCGCTTACAGCCCTCTTAGGTCTTACGGTGAAGCAGGGACTCGGGGGGACTCTAAGCCCCTGCCCCCGCCCTAAGGAAGGATAGGGGGTCCTAAAGCCCAGTGATTCCAGGCACTTAGCTTACGCTAAGTCTTAGCCTGGACTGGGCGCCCCCCTACGCTACCGGGCCCCTTAGGCCCTACGCAGCCCCCTTGTAAGGCGACCCGACCCGCACGGGCTGGGATCCCATGAAGTAGAAGCTCGATTGCCCGTGCTCCACGACCGTCGACCAGAACGGCGGACCCCAGCCCGTGCGCCGTCGTAGCTCTCCCGACAACGCTGTCAGCGCCCGCGCGCCTTGTGCGAGCGTAAGCCACGCCCCTCCCCAGTACAGGACGGCGTCATACGCATCGCAGTAGGGGCGGGCCTTCCGAGCGCTGGCGTGTGCCCGTCGAAGGGAGTCAAACGCCGTGAACAGGGTTTGTGTGTCGGTGTGTTCCATGCCCTAAAGGTACTCCGGCGCTACCGGGGTTGCAAAGGAATCGAGGGACCTGTTGCGAAAGCGTAGTGATCCCGGGCACTTGCGAAGCGATCGCCCGCGCCCCGAAGACGATCGCCCGGCACGTCGCGCCCCGTAAGTGCCCGGAATCACTGCGCTTTCTGCGCCCCGCCGTGGTTTGGGCGGCCTTTGCGATAAACCTTGTCCCGCCCGCGCCCGCGCCCGCGCGTTTCAAATCCCGTGCCAGCCGTAGATGTCGCGGTCGGGCGTCGTGATTCCACGCACTTAGCGCTCCCTACCCCGGACCCCGGCGTGGATGTCGCGGTCTATGTGCCTGAAATCACGACGCCCGGCCCGGATCCACGACATCGATGTCGTGGATCTGGCCTTGCATAGCCCCGATCCGGGGGTTGGCACGGGCTCCCGCGAGGCTCGATCCGCCGTGGTGGCGGGTTCACAGCCGCTGGCACGGGGGCTGCAATAGTGGTTGGCGTCCACGGGGCACACCGCCCCTCAGGACAGCCCCACAAGGGGCAACGACCGAAAGCGCAGCGATTCCAAGGGCTTAGCCCACAAACGATCTTTCTCGGATCATTTGTTGGCACTCCCCGAATCAAGCGCCTAAATGGTTTGTGTCTCCGGGGTTGCAAAGCCCCTCAGGACAGCCCCACAAGGGGCAACGCTCTCACTACAAAGCGAACGCCAGCCCGCAAAGGGGATCCGTCTGGATCGTGGCGTCCTTACAAACCAAACTCCAGATAGGAGGGACGATATGGGCATCCGCCTTATCCGTCCACGGTACGCGGACCCCGACCGTGTACGCCATGGAACCATGGTTAGAGAGCCCACCCCGACAGCGGGTTGGGCATATGGCACGGGTGAAACCGTCGCCGAACGCAAGTCGGCACAAAGGCGCGGTACGCGCTGGGCTGCAGGCAAGGCCGCAGAGGCCCGTTTCTGGCGGGCGATGGAACACGGTCCGCGTCTCAACATGGCGCACCTGCAGGACCTGAGGCACGCGCGCCCATGCGGCAGCGAACCCGTGCACCTGCCCGCCATGGACGAATTCTGGGACCGCGATCGGTGGACGCTCGCGGGTCCCGATCGCGCGGCCAAGCGCCGCAAGAAAAAGCGCGGCGGCAAGCGCTACTAACGCACCTGAGAGCCCCGGCGGAACCCCCGCCGGGGCACCTCGCGTTGGGGTGCATGCACCCGCCAACACCCGTCCGCCCTCCCCCGCTCGAGATCCGCGCATGGCACACGGCTGCCGGGGATCCGCGCATGGCACACGGCTGACGTCCCCTGAAACCGGAGGTTGCTCTATACCCTAAGCATCGCGTAGCCCTACGTTAGGTAGGGCTACGCCCTCTCCGGATACCCCCACCCCGCCCGGCTTGCCGGCGCGGGGTGCCCTTGTTTCTGGAGGCTCTGTGCCGATCAACAGACGACGGCGTCCGTCGAAGCCGACGACGCCCGCCACCACCGCACGCCCCGTCCGCACGGGCCACGGGTCCATCGCGGACCTGCTGTTCATCCGTGAGACGTGCAACGGCACGTCCACGTGCCCGTGCTTCGCGTGCTTGCGGCGGCGCAAGTGAGCCGCGCTTTGTGGCGGCTCGCCCTTGCGGCTGCCCAACTCACGACCGTCGCATGGCTCGCGGGCGTGCGCCCGTCGCACGTGCTGGCCCTGCTGTGAACGGCTGGACCGGCCTTGTCTGGCTGCTGTCGCTCACGGCCATGTGCCACGTGCTGGCGGCAGCGCTGTCCTGAACCCCTGGAGGTGCCCCTATGCCTGAAGGCTACACAGTCGGTCTGAACCTGGACCGCGTGAACGTCGCACGATTGCATGCGATCATCCAGGACCTGAGCCCAAACGGGCGTTGGTACTGCGGCACGATCGGCAGCTACAAGCGCGCGGCCCAGCTTGGGGTCCGGCGCTCGGCGTTGGCTCCGACTATCGCGTACTGCTGGAACCGGATCGCTTACCTGTCCTGCAAGGAACGCGGGGACAAGGCGGGCATGAAGGTCTACCGCCACAGCATGGACCTCTGTCTGGACAGCATGGCAAAAGCGGACACATCTGTGTGCTGGGAGGTGCCCCTCGCGTAGACCCACAAACCCCTGACCCGGAGTTCTTTCTGGTTGAACGTGGGCGCACGGCTGCAAGGTCGTGCGCCCTCTCCAACCTGGAGGCCCTGTGCCTGTTACCTCAGACGAGGACGCCGTGCGCGTCCTACGTCCCTTGGTCTGTAAGGACCGCGAAGCTGAGCGGCTCGCCGTGCTGTGCATCGGTGCACGTGGCGGCGTCGTGGATGCTGCCGTGCTGACGGTCGGCAACGACAAGTTCTGCATCGTCTGCCCGAAGCAGATCTTGCGCTACGCCCTGACGCGTAGTCGGCCCGTGGCCGGCATCGTGTTGGCGCACAACCACCCGAGCAACGACCCGACGCCCAGCCGGCAGGACATCGACTGCACCCAGCGTGTGCAGGCGGCTGCCGAGGCCGTGGGGCTGCGCCTCCTGGACCACGTCGTGATCTGCGACGACAGCCACAAGTCTCTGGCCCGCATGGGCCACATCGACGGGGGCGTGGCCCCCATGCTTCTCGCCTACGAGCCCGGAGTCCGTGGTGTCTGACCTGTTCAAAGGCGTGCGCCGAACGCACGCCGTCAAGCGCGGCAGCGCCCTTGCGAAAGACCTGGGAATCTCCGCAGGGGGCTCGGTCTCCGTCAAGGCAGGGCTCTCCTTTTTGCGAGGAAACAAAGCCCCATACCTGTCGGTGACGGCCGAAGTGCGAAACGTCCGGGGTCGTGTCATGAGCGCCGGCCAGCAGCACGACCTCGTGCTGCGCTTGTGGCCGGACCTCGAAGACCTGTGCGCGATGCACTTGTGGACCGTGGGCGAAGGGCCCCTGCACTACGAGGCGAACGCCCTCTACTGGTGGGAGATGCACCACGGGTGGGGCAAGTGGAAGCCCCGCGAGGGACAGGACCCTGCTGCTTTCTTTCGGCGACACACCCGCTGGGGGCTGCGCTACCCGCACGACCAGGACGAAGACCCTCTGACGTGGTCCCTGTCCGACGCCGGCGAGCCCGACCCCTCCGACGGGTGGCTCGCTGTCGGCGGGGTGTGGACCCGCAACGGAGAGGCGTGGCGGGAGCACGCGATCTCTGTGCTCCGAGACAAGCTGCGGTTCATCCTACGCAGCCGCCAACCGACGCTGCAAGGCGCGTTGGTTCACGCACTGATGGACCACGGCATCGACCCTGACTGGAACCCCGGGAGGTCTGCATGACCCGTAACAACAGCTACGTCAGCGCAGCCAGCCGTGAGGCTGAGTTGCTTGCCATCATCGCCGAAGACGAGGGCTACGAGTCCATCGACCAGCTGGTCGAAGACCAGGCCCTGCGCTCTGTGCAGTACGGCGTGTGCGCCTCGTGCGAGGCCACGACCTCCCGCGTGGAGCCTGACCAAGACGCCGGGTGGTGCCACGCGTGCGAGGCGCGCAAGGTCAAGTCCATCGGCATCCTGTCGGGGCTGTGCTGACACCCAACGCCCTGGAAACAGGGGGTTGAGCAAGGCCCACGGCGGAGCCGTGGGTCCTGTCCAACCTGGAGCACAAAGCATGAAATTCTACGTGTACGCAGGGCACGCCCCGCTGGGCCAAGAGCCTTTGGGGACGGCAGACCGCTGCATCTGGACAGACCTCAAAACGCCAGCCGGCGCACGGCGTCGAGCGTCGCGCCTTTTCCCGCAAGGCTTCAGCCTGTACAGATTCACGAACTTCTACAACAACGCCACGTTCGTGAAGGTGGGGCCATGACCCCCAAAGGCATCGTCGTCTACGAGGACCCAAGCGCCCTGAACGGCGACCCGATCGTGGCCATCGCCACGAATCTGAAGGTCCCGAGCAGGAACGCCAAGACCGGCAAGGTGGTCCAGGTCTGGATCCTGCCCGCTGTCGAGCGTCCGCACGAGGCTGTGAGGTCCGGCGCGGACGCCAGCGTGTGCGGGGACTGCAAGCATCGGCCCTCGTTGGAGGGCACGTGCTACGTGCCGACGTTCCGTGCGCCGGGTGCCGTGCACGCTGCCTTCCTTCGAGGGTCGTACGCCAGGCCCTCGCCGACCGAGGCTCGAGCTCTGCTGGCAGGGCGCGTGGTCCGTCTCGGGGCGTGGGGCGACCCCGTCGCCGTGCCGCTGGTCGTGTGGCGCGCGCTGCTGCGCGACGTCAAGGGCTGGACCGGGTACACGCACCAATGGCGGCTGCCCACGGCCCGGCCCTACCAGGCGCTGCTCATGGCGTCGGTCGACAGCCGCGCAGAGTACGACGCCGCGCGGGCTGACGGGTGGCGCTGCTTCGGGGTGCACGCACAGACGGAGCCCCGGCCCGAGATGCCCGGCCTCCGGCTGTGCCCGGCGTCGGACGAAGCGCCGACCAAAGACTCCGTCACCTGCGCCACGTGCAGGCTGTGCGACGGCAACGACCGAGGGGCACGCCGCCCGTCGGTGATCATCGCTGTGCACGGGGCGAAGTCCCGTCGCATGGCCCCATCTTGGAGGTGACCGTGGCATCCCACGAACACACCACATTCGCCCAAGCCTGCGAACGGCTGGACATCCAAGGCACGTTGGAGCGTATCCCCGGCACAGCGTTGGCGGACACCGCTTCCACTTCGGACCCCGACAGCCCTGCCTACGACGGCGAGACCCTCGTGTGGTGGGACGGACAGCGCACCATCACAGACGGGCGCGGACGACCGGTCTACGTGGACCGGGACGGGTGCGAGCACGTCTGGGACGGCTCGGGCTTCGTGGGTGTCGTCGCGACCACGCACCACGCCGTGGTCCCCGTCGGCGTGCGCTTCCCCCGCATCTGGCAGGCGATCGCCTTGCTTCGGAGTCTCCGGTGAAACACGCTTACGCGTACTGCCCTCCGAAGGTTGGGCGCAAGATCAACCCCTTGTTGAAGGGGCTGGACGACGCGCAGATTTCCTTCCTCCGACACCGCCTCGCAGGGGCGATGCTCGCCTTCCACCGCGCAGAAGAAGCAGCGGCGGCAGAGGCGGCGACGCAGGGCTGGATCCTGTTCCAGCACTCGGCCCACGACGAATTCGTCGCGGCGAAAGCCGCCCTCCGAGACGCCCGCATGCGCGTTGCCTTCGCGGAGGCGTTCCGTGCCTGAGACCGCAGCCCACATCGCCATCATCACTGCCCTGCACATGGTCGGCTTCGCGCTGTCCCTCTGGATGCTGCGCGATGTCTGACCCCAAGGAGACACCGATGGAACCCACCCCCCAGCGCCACCTGTTCGTGGTGACGCACGCTCGTGGCTTCGAGCCCGGAGACCCCGACGCGGCCGTGAAGCTCGACAAGCCCAAGCTCTTTGGCAAAGGCCACGGCACCGACCAGCCCGGCGTGCCCTTCCGGCTGTACGACGACGACGACATCCTCTACTACGAGGGGTTCCTGTTCGACCGAGGGCACGCCGACGCCATGGCGAGCTTCGCCCCGCTGGACTGGGCCATGGCCGACTCCGGCTGCACCCGCCTGGACCTGTTCGAGCGCGGCGAGTGGGGGCGGCTGTGAGCAAGACCCCGCGAACCCAAGGAGACACCGATGGAGGCCTTGTGATGAAAGACGCTTTGACTGTGCTGCGCCGCATCCACAAGCGCGCCCAAGACGTGGGGCTGCGCGATGTCGACGCCGACCTGTCCGCCGAGGCCGGCATGGACGGCAGCTACGCCCGCCTGTTGCAGGCGGCCCGGGACCTGGAGACCCTGCGCGTGGTCAACGCCATGGGTCGGCCCTTCAACGTCCGCATTGTGAGACAGGGCGGAGGGTACGGCGCGGACGACTGCCTGACCCACGACAACGCCGACCCGCTCGTGGAGTTCTACGACGCAGCAGCAGACCCCGCCAAGTTCGGGCCTCGGGGGCAGTTCGTCAGCCGCTACTTCCTCTCCACGCTGGAGGGGAGGTCTGTCCCTGCCGGCCTCAACCTGCACGGCGGTGTGAGCGTGTGGCGTGTCAGCGCTGCCAACGTGGCGGCTGCCATCGCCTACGCCCGGAGCCGTCCATGAAGCCCCGCATCCACAACCCCACAGCGTGGGTCATCCGTCGCTTGGACGAGGGCGATGCCAGCGCCAAGACGTTGGCCGCCGAGGTCGGCGTGTCTCCGGACACAGCCCGCCGCTGGGTCAAAGCGCTCGTCAGCGAGGGCATCGTCGAGGCCAAACGGAAGGAGAGGGGCAGCGACGGCAGACCCGCCACGATCTGGGGGCTGGCGTGAGCCGACACCAACAGCGCCACCGCGTCGTGGCCCTGACCCAAGAGCAGGCGTCGACCCTGGCGTCTGCCTTCCGCGCTGCGCACTTCAAAGCCCGCGTCTTCACCGACGCCCCGGCCGAAGTGGTGCGCCACAAGCAGCCGCCCCTGAGCCTCGGCGATGCCATCGGCTACGAGCTTGTGGCGTGGGGCGTGGGCGACCTGGCCCACATCCGCACGGAGACAGACGGCGTGCCTCTCGTGGTGCGCTGCAAGCTGTGGCGCGTCGTCGCCACCCGACCCCGACCGCAGAAGGAGGCGTCGTGAACGTCACAACCGAAACCTTGCTCGGCAGGAGCGCCTGCGCCCCCGGCATCGCCTGGTTCGAGGCCGCGTTCCCTGACGGCTTCGCCGGGGAGTGGACGGCAGACCACCAGAGATGGCTGATCGCCAGCGGCGGGGCCCGGTGGCTGGGCTGGGCCTGGGCCGAGGACCTGGTCCCGGCCTGGTCCATGGCGGGGCAGGACTGGTCCCGCGCCGACCTGCTCGGGGCCGACCTGCGCTGGGCCGACCTGCGCTGGGCCGACCTGTCCCGGGCCGACCTGTCCGGGGCAGACCTGTCCCGGGCCAACCTGACCGGGGCCAGCCTGTCTGGGGCCAACCTGACCGGGGCCAACCTGTCCCGGGCCAACCTGTCCCGGGCCAACCTGTCCCGGGCCAACCTGTCCGGAGCCAACCTGCTCGGAGCCAACCTGCTCGGGGCCAACCTGCGCGGGGCCAACCTGCGCGGGGCCAACCTGCGCGGGGCCCACCTGTCCGGGGCCTGCCTGACCGGGGCCAACCTGCGCTGGGCCAACCTGCGCTGGGCCAACCTGCGCGGGGCCCACCTGTCCGGGGCCTGCCTGACCGGGGCCAACCTGCGCTGGGCCAACCTGCGCTGGGCCAACCTGCGCCAGGCCGACCTGCTCGGGGCCCGGGGGCTGCCCCCGAGCTGACGCCACGCCACGTGCGAGGCCGCCCGCACCCCACCCCACCCCTCCCCTCCCCTCGCCATGGAGCCCTCGTGCCCAAGCAAGTGATCCGCTGGTACTTCGCCCTCCTCCTCGCCGTCGTCGTCGGCCTCGGGGCCACGCTGTGGAGCGTGGTTCGAGCCCCGTCTGTCGACGCGCCGGCCTCGGCTGCGGTGCCATTCCCCGACCCCTGCACCCTGAACGCCGTGGAGTGCCTGTGACCCCCGCCGCCGCCCTGCGCGCCATCATCCGAGCCCGCGACCACCACGCGGAGCACGCCGAGTACCCGCCCGACACCGTCCGCACGGACCAAGGCTTCGACGACTGGGCTGCCGACCTGGCAGCCCAGGCGCTGAAAGGCGCGGGCACCGGTCACCGCCTGAAGCTGGCGGCCCACGCCGCCCTCGACGCCCGCGCCTCGCGCGTGCTGGACTGCGAGGTCCTGAACGTGCACTCCGTGCTGCGCCGCATCGACGGCGATGACGTGCGCTACTACGACGCGGCCCTGGTCTGGCGTCGGCCTCGCCTCCGGGGGGTGGAGCACGGCACGCACCGAGCAGAGGTCGCGCTGCTGCCCGACGGCTCGGTGCTCGGCAAGCCGACCCTGTACGGGGGTCACTACGGCTTGCCGCTGGAGCGCGTGCTGCTGGACTACGCCAACCGCTGCAAGGACGTCGACGTCCTGCGCCCGGCGGACGGATGACCAACCCCATCGCAACCAGCGTCGACGGCTTCTCCGGGCTGGGCGGCACCGCCGTCGGTCTCCGGGCTGCAGGCGTGGACGTCTTGCTCGCAGCCAACCACTGGCGGTGGGCGGTGGACGCCCACCGGCTGAACCACCCCGACACCAGGCACGTGTGCCAGGACCTGCGCCAGGCCGACTTCAGCACGTGGCCGAAGGCCGACCTTGGGGTGTTCACCCCTGCCTGTCAGGGCCACGCTGCCTCCGCCAAGCCTGCGCGCAAGCGCTCAGCGAGCGTGCGGCGAACGCACGACGCTCTGCGGGGCAGCGCCTGGGCCGTGCCGGAGTACGCCGAGGTCCAACGCCCTCGCTTCCTGGTCGTGGAGAACGTCTCGAAGGATGGAGGCTTCCGCAACTGGGCGCTGTACAAGCACTGGTGCGGCGCGCTTCGGACGCTGGGCTACCGGCTCACGGAGAACGTGCTGATGGCGAGCCGCTGGGGCGTGCCACAGCGCCGCGAGCGCCTGATCATCGTCGGGTGCCTGGACCAGGAGATCGAGCTCCGGGATCCCGACGTGCCCGAGCCTGCGTTCGGGCCGTGCATCGAATGGGGCCAAGGGCGTTGGCGCCCCGTCGACGACAAGCTGCCCGCCGGGCCCCGCCGCCGCATCGCCAGGGCTCGAGCCAAGGGTCTCGGAGACCGCTTCCTGATCCAGAACGTGACGGGACACAGCGGCGTCTCTCTCGACGAACCCATCCGCACCATCACCACCGCCGATCAGTGGGCAGTGGTGGACGGGGACAGGTATCGCACGCTCACGTTGCGGGAGAACCTCCGGGCGCAGGGCTTCCCCGAGAGCTACCGCCTGCCCGGAGGGCGACGCAAGGACTGCATCAGGGGAATCGGCAACGCGGTACCTCCGCCCTTAGCTACGGGGATCGTAAGCGCCCTCCGCCGGGCCGTAGCGTAGGCTAAGCCTTACGGCCCTTAGCTAAGGGCCGTAAGGCTTAGAGAAACCCGTAACTTTCTCTCCCGGTCCCTTCGTGCTGTGCTATACGCGCGCGCGGCGCGGGCGCGCGCACGCGACTGGTTTTTCAGGTTGGCGAAAAAATTAAAGAGGCCTGAAATCTAAAGTTGAGTCTGTCAAAAAGGACTTGATCGGGGGCGGGCGCGCACGCGCAGCCGCGTTTCAAGTTCCGTGCCAAGGAGGCCGCATGCCCGAAGAACCCACCCGCTCCGGCAGACCGCTCAAGGTCGTGCCCCCCGGAGACAGACGCCGTCTGTCGGACGGACGCAACGCATGGCGGAAGATGACCCCAGAACAACGCCGCGTCTTCCTCGCCTGGATCGATGCGGCGGCCCTGCCTGTCTCTCCGCCTTAAGGAGGCCTCCTGTGGCCATCGAGATCGTCAAAGCCCCGCGCCCCGACCGCCACGTGATCCAGGGCCTGTCCCGGAGCGAGGGCATCGCCGTCGCTGCCGGCTTCATCGACGCCGGGTTCGACGTGGCCCGCGTCCGTTCCGGGATCCGCCCGGCAACCTACACCGTCACAGCAACGAGGCCCCCATGCCCACCCACATCCTGAGAGACGCCAACGGCAACGAGGCCGGGCGCATCCACTTCAACATCGATCTGAGCGGGGAGGCCCGGGTCAGCACCGAGGTCGAGGGCGTCGGCACCGTCCGCGTCTGGGTCCCCGCCCAGGCCCTCGTCGACTTCCGGGGCTGCGCCCCCGAGCCCGAGCCCGAGCCCGAGCCCGTGTGGCTGTGGGCCACGCTCCAGACGCCGCAGGGCCGGGTCGTCGCCAAGGTCGAGACGCTCGACGGCTTCCCCCGGCAGCGAGACGGCGTCTACCGCATCCGCCACGGTCTCGACTCCTCCGTCCTGGCGGGGCAAAGCCCGGCCCTTTTGTTCCCGGCCGCCGTCACGGCGGCCGACCTCGTCGAGATCGTCCCGGCCTGGCGCGCCAAGGCGCTGGACGAAGTCCTCGCGGGTCTCGGATGAAAGCAGTCACCGTCGGCCGCGCCGGCACAGAGACCGCCACCGTCGTGAAGCGCGGCGTCAAGCTCCACTTCCCCGTGTGGGCAGCCAAGCTCTACGAGCTGCGTCAGCGCAGGAGCGACGGCAAGAAGTCCTGGCGCTACGTCGCCCGGGTCGACGAGCTCGACACCGTCACGGGCCCCGAGGCCCCCGCGGTCCTGGTCCAAGCGGCCCAGGACTACGCCCGGCGCAACGGCATGGAGTACCTGCCGGACATCGTGCAGGGCGCCACCACCACAGACCGCGCCGGCATCCGCTGGCGCAAGGAGAACCGATGAAGCACACCCCGGAGGAGCCGTGATCGTCTGCGTCCGAATCGAAGGCCAGGTCCTGGAAGGCAGGGACGACATCGCCTTCGTCGACACCGTCTCCGACACCTTCGTCGAGATCAACGGCTCGCAGTTCTGGGACGACCCTGACGACCTGCGCGCCGACCTCCGTCTCGACGCGTCGACCGCGGACGACATCGGACGCTTCACATCCCTGGTGCCCGAGACCTGGCCCCGCAAGTGCAGCTACTGCGGGAGGTCCGGCGACGTCCACGACTACGAAGGCCCCGGCTACTTCCACCCCAGCTGCGTCGTTCTCGCGATCGACGAGCTCAACCAACGCTGAACCCCAAGAGGACCAATGCCGTTTCAAGACTTCGCTGCTCGGATGCACGAGCACTTCACCCAGATGACCGCAGCCGGCGAGCTGTTCCACGCCAACGTCTCGCGCGACCAGCTGTGGGACACCTACCTGGGCGCGTTCCCGCCCGGCACCAACCCCGTCTTCCGACAGCGCACGGAGCACGACTGCTCCTGCTGCAGGCAGTTCGTCAAGGGCGTCGGGGGCATGGTCTCCATCGCCCCCGACGGCAGCCTGCGCACCATCTGGGACGTCGACATGCCCGGCCACTACGGCGTGGTCGCTGCCCGCATGGCTGCGCTCGTCCGGGGTGCCGGCATCGACCGCGTCTACCGCAGCAAGGAGCCCGGCTACGGTACGGAGTCCAACGTCGAGACGGTCGAGGGCGGCCACGACATCACGTGGCACCACTTCCACTGCAAGCTGCCGTCGCGCGTGGTCGTGCCGAACGTCGGCACCGTCGTCGGCACCCACGCCGCCGCCTTCCAGGTCCTGCGCCGTGGGCTCCAGGATCTGACCGTCGAGGCCCTCGACACCGTCGAAGACCTGATCGCCAGCAACTCCCTGTACCGGGGCGAGGAGCACCTCGCTGTCGTGCAGCGCTTCGCCTCCGTCAAGCGCGCCTACGACGCGGCCGCGCACAAGGACACCTTCGTCTGGGGCCACGTCTCCACGAGCGCCGCTCGGTTCCGCAACACCGCCATCGGCACCCTGGTCCAGGACCTGTCCGGAGGCATGGGCATCGAGCAGGCCGTTCGCCGCTTCGAGGTCAAGGTCGCTCCGCAGAACTACCAGCGCACCAGCTCCCCCATCACCAAGGGCATGGTCGACAACGCGCTCAAGACGCTGCGTGGGCTGGGCCTCGAGGGTGCGGTGCACCGCCGGCTCGCCACCATCGGCGACGTGAGCCCGGCCGACGTGCTGTTCGTCGACCGCAGCGTGCAGCCCTTGATGAAGGACGGCCTGGCCGACCTGCTGATGGAGGAGGTCAAGCCCCAGACGCGCTCGATGAAGGGCGCGGTCGACATCACGGCCGACGCCTTCTTCGCCGACGTCTTGCCCGGTGCCGAGGGCGTCGAGATGCAGCTGGCCCGGGAGCACCTGGGCAACTTCGTGACGCTGACCGCGCCGAAGGAGCCCAGCACTGGACGCCTGTTCAAGTGGGACAACGACTTCGCCTGGGTGTACGACGGCAACGTCACCGACTCCATCAAGGACCGGGTCAAGGCCGCCGGCGGTCGGGTCGTGGCGCTGATGCGTGTGTCGCTGTCTTGGTACAACGGCGACGACCTGGACATCCACGCCCGAGACCCCAAGCACGGACACATCCACTACGCGCGCCGGTGCGGCGTGCTCGACGTCGACATGAACGCCGCCCCGAGCGGCACCCTGTTCTCCCGCAACGCCGTGGAGAACCTCGCCTGGCAGTCGCTGGTCGACGGGCAGTACGAGGTCTGGGTGCACCAGTACGCAAAGCGAGAGTCCGTCGACGTCGGCTTCGAGATCGAGTACGCCTACGGCCACGACGTGCGCCAGGCCACCTACCCCAAGGCGGTGCAGCAGGGCGCCAACATCCCGGTGTGCACCATCACGGTGCAGGGCGGCAAGGTCGCTGCCCTGACCTGGGCCCCCGGCATGGTCGGGGGCGAGGCATCGACGGAGAAGTGGGGCGTGCCTACCGGACAGATGGTGCCGGTCGACAGCATCATGCTCTCGCCCAACCACTGGGGCCCCGAGGATCGGCGCACCGGCAACCGGCACCACATCTTCGTGCTGCGCGGCTGCAAGACCCCCGACCGCGTGCGCGGCTTCTTCAACGAGTACCTGCGCTCGGACCTCCACGGGCAGCGCAAGGTGTTCGAGGTCCTGGCAGGCAAGCTCAAGTGCGAGACCTCGGGAGACCAGCTCTCCGGGGTCGGCTTCTCCTCCACTCGACGCGCAAGCGTCATCATCGCTGTCCGGAAGGACGGCACCACCCGGACGTACAACGTCCAGTTCTGAGAGACACCATGGCAGACGACATCTTCATGCAGGCGACGCGCTGTCGCCTGCGCTTCCCCAGCCCCATCGGCTACCTGCGCACCGAGGACCTGTGGTCCATCGCCCTGACCTCGGAGGCGAGCACCAACGGCGCCTCCGTCGAGGGCGTGGGCGCGGCCTTGCTCGCCCGCCAGCAGCAGCGGCAGGACCAGAGCGTGCTGCGCAGCAGCAGCTCGCGCAGCGAGGACCAGGTCGAGCTCGACCTGCAGGTCGCGATCATCCGCAAGGTGGCCGAGATCCGAGAGGACGAGGCCGAGGCCAAGACGCTGGCCGCGTCGAAGGCGTCCGAGCGCCGCCGCCTGGAGCGCCTCCTGGCGCAGAAGGAGGAGCAGGAGCTCACCGCGGAGCAGATCCAGGCTCGCCTCGACAGCCTGTAGCGGCCGGAGGCCGGGGAGACCCGGCCTCCCCGAAGAAACATCCACCACAGGACCCCACCCCATGCTCTTCCTGATCTCCCTGCTCTTCGCCTGCGCCTCCGAACCGTACGCCCTTGGCTACGAAGACGGCTGTGCGTGGGGCCAAGCCGACGCCACGTCCTGCGCTGCCTTCGACGACAGCTTCGACGTCCGCGGCTCCGACTACGCCCGAGGCGTCTCCGCCGGCTACGCCGAGTGCTACGACGCCTGGGTCGAGGCCGGGGGCTGCTGATGCCCGAGCCCAAAGACCCAGGGCGCGTCGTCCTGGTGGTCGACGGGCACCCCGCCTTTCGTTTCGAGCGCCTCTTGGAGCAGACCGCAGCACGCTGCGCTGCCGAGGCGGAGCAGCATCTGCCCTCGCTGGAAGCGCCCCGGCCCAACAGAAAGCAGCGGCGCGCCGCTCTTCGGCGGAAGCGCCTCACATGATCGTCTTCTGGCTCTGCGTCGCGTAGCGGCGTACGTTGCATACCCCCAAGGAGGGGCCGTGGAAGCACTATGCTTCAAGAACAAGTACGTGGCCAGCCTGGACCCGGACAAGCCCACGGCGTCCCGCGCTGGGGACGTCCTCCCCCTCGCCGAGGCATGGGCCCCGCACTCCACAGACGCCCATGCCGTGGGCTACCTCCCGCCCGTCGGCGAGGTCCAGGGCTACCGCCTGTCCAAGGACCAGGCCGAGCTCGCCGATCAGCGCGGCATCAAGCAGCACTGGCTGTGCTTCGACATCGACCGCCCGGGACACGAAGCCTGGCCCGACCAGGCCCAGGCCCAGGACGCCCTGTACGAGGCCATCGAGCAGCTGCCCGAGCAGCTCCAGGACTACGCCGGCGGCTACACCACGCGCGCCGGACTCCGCATCGTCTTCCATCTCGGCCTCCCGGTCGCCGTGCGCTACGTCAACCACCTGCTGCGGGTGCTGGGCGAGCGTCTGCACGACGCCGGGTTGCTCGTCGACCCCGCCTGCTACCAGTGGACCCGCCTGTTCCGTCTGCCCCGCGTTCGGCGCGAGCGTCACGGCCGGCTCGAGTCCTTCACGGAGAACCCCACGACCGTCCCCAGCAGCATCCACGCGCTGCTCGGGCTGGAGCCAACCGTCGAAAGCACGGCCGCGGTGACCGCCGAAGACATGCCGTCAGCTGCCCAGGAAACGCCTGGCTGGCTCCTGAAGCGCGTCACGGGTGTGTGCCCGGAGTTCCGGGACGGGAGCCCTGTGGACGTCCTGGACGACATGGACGGAGGCTCGTCCATGTTCCGCGCCATCCGCACCGTGCTCGCCCGCGCCTGCCGAGCAGGCGCCGTCACCGAGCCTTCCGTTCTGATCTCCCTGGCGTGGGCCTCCATCGTGGCCAGCGGCCGCGAGCCCGAGGAGTTCTGGAAGTTCGCCTGCTGGGTCTGCGCGCAGCAGGCGGAGACCGAGGCCCAGGCCCAGGCGACGCCCGACTACGGAGACACCCCGCCGTCCGACGTCGTGGTCGCCCCGGAGTCCTGGTGGAACGCCGTCACCGCTCGCGCCGCCAAGGCGAAGGCTCGGTACATCCCGGACGTGGTCCGGCGCATGCGCGAGGGCATGGACGTGACGCCGTCGCGCGGGATCAAGGACGTCCCGCAGGCCTTCGGCGTGCTCCTCGACCTGGTCGCCGGCACGCCCCTGGCGGAGGACCCAGCGGTCTTGGTCGCCGCCATCCGCGACTCGTGGAAGCACACCCCCAAGAAGGCCTCGACCGTCGAGGACCTGTGGCGCATGGCCAAGGCCGCGTCCGAGGCGTGGCACGAGCTCAAGGCGGAGCGACTGCGCCAAGAGAAGGACGCGCTGCAGTCGCAGGACATCCTCGAGCGCTGGCCGCTGTGCCTCGCCACGGGCAACCAGTACTTCGTGCTCGTCGCCCGGGACGAGCCCGGCACGTGGACCTACGTCCCGGTCAAAGAGGGGCAGCTGGTGCCCCTGATGCGGAAGCTCCAGACCCGCCTGCCTATCGACGTGCGCCTGATCACCACCAAGGACCGAGGCGGCATGGTCTCCGCCATCGAGGCGCTCGACCGCTTCGGCCGCTTCGTCGACGACGTCCAGTACGTCAGCGCCGCCAAGGGCGCCCGATTCGTCGAGGGCGGCCGCGTCGCCCTGCTGCCCTGCCACCGCCGCAGCGACGTCGAGCCGCGCCACGACGCCCAGGTCGAGGAGTGGCTCCGTCTGCTGTCCGGCGATGCGCACGAGAGGTTGCTCCGCTGGATCGCTGCAGCACCCCGCACCGCCGACGGCCCGCTCGCCGCCCTCTACCTGCAGGGGCCCGCCGGCAGCGGCAAGACCCTGCTGTGCAAAGGGCTGTCCAGCCTCTACAGCGCGGGCCACGTCGACTACAACCGCATCACGGGCAGCGAGTTCAACGGGGAGATCGTCGATAGCCCCATCCTATTCGCCGACGAGGGCATCAGCCCGCCCCTCGGCAAGGGGGCGGGCAGCCCCAGCATCGTGTTCCGCTCCTACGTGAGCAACGGGGACCACGTCGTCCGGCAGCTGTACACCGCCCCCGTCCCCCTGCGTGGCTACCTGCGCGTCCTGGTCACGGCGAACGACGCCGAGGGCATCCCCTTCAGCGAGACGCTGGGGAAGGACGGCATCGGGGCGATCGTCGAGCGCGTGTTCCACGTCATGTGCCAGCCCGAGGCTCGGGCGTTCCTACAGAACGACGTGGGCGCCGCGACGATCCGCGAGTCCTGGCTCCAGGGTCGGGTTCTTGCGGCCCACCTCGCGTGGCTGGCGCAGCGCCCGGTGGAGCCCGAGGGGCGCTACCTGGTGTGCGGGCAGGAGACTGTGTGGCACAGACGGTTCGTGTCCAACCAGGGGCTGAAGCCGGAGTTGTTCAGTGTTCTCGGGGACATCGCCGAGCGAGCCGTGGCGAGCCGCTTCGACGGTGCCTTCATCGACGGCGACACGCTGTACGTCCACAAGAAGCTGGTGGAACGCACGTGGCCGGACGTGGTCGGCGGGTCCATGCCTCGGTTGCGTGTGATTACGCGTACACTGGCGGCAGTTTCGCAGGGTCCGCAAAGCCGCCCCAGGCGCGACGAAAACGACGAGCGGTGGTACTACGCCATCGCGTGGAAAGACCTGGAAGAAGCCGACGTTCTGTCGGCGAAGGCAAGGAGCCGCAAGTGAGCACGATCACCATCCGAGACCCCGGCGTGCGCGCATTGCACAGACCTTGGATCCCTCGCAGCTCGGCGTGTTTTCGCGCGCGGCGCCCTTGGTGCAGCACCCCCATCCGATACACAGGCTGGGATCGCTGCTGGCTCGGCGTCGACCCCGCATCCTCGGGGTACGTCGTGCTCTCGAAGGTCCGGGCCGGGTCGAAGTCGGTGCACGTCACGAACGTCGTGCACGACGAAGTGACCGTCTGCGTCCCCGAGACAGCGACCGAGCTCGCGCTCTTGGACGTCCCGCGCTACAGCTTCCGCACGATCCCCCCGGAGGTCTACGACGCCATAGCCCGCTGGCAGCGGAACGTGCGCCTCTACGCCAAGACCGCAACCTTCGGGGTGCCGTACTACGCCCCGCCCCGGCGCTACCCGATCGACATCAGCCACGCGACAGTCGACGGCTCGTTCCCCGTCTGGGCCCGCATCTTCTGCGTCGGTCTCGCCATTCTACGTCTGGCCCTGCGCCACGACATGCTCGACGTAGCCGAGGCCCGGTTGCCGGACCTGATGAGCCGCGCTGTGTTCTGGATGGGGAGGCTTCGTGCTTGATGCTCTCGGTCGCCCGATCCGCATGTCGGTGTCGCGGTACATCTCCACGTTCTCCGACGAGATCGAACGCTGCCCCCGCAAGACGTTCTACGGCAGCATCCTCCACGTGCCGCAGGACTCCTCCGTCTCGGCCTCCGACGGCAAGGCCTTCCACGCCGCGGTCGAGAGCTACGAGCTCGGCGGGGCCGACGCCCTCGCCGAGCACGCCAAGCGCTTCCGCGACCTGGCCGTGGCCGCCATCCCCGGCACCGGCTTGGACGTCCCGCTGGACCCCGCCCTGTGGTCCGTGGAGCATGAGCTCGACGCCGTCATTCCGGTGCCTGGCTACGAGCCGATGGACTTCAAGGGCTTCATCGACCTGGCCCGGCTCGACAAGCCCTGGATCCTGGACTGGAAGACCACGTCCAGCCGGGACTTCCGCTGGGCCAAGACCCCCGCGCAGCTCTACGAGAACCCCCAGCTGCTGACCTACGCCTACCTGATGTACCGGGACGACGCCCCGGCCAAGGTCCGCATCGAGCACCTCAACGTCTACGTCGGGGGCCGCCCCAAGCAGGCGGAGCCTGTCTCCGTGCTGGCGCCTTGGGCCTCGTGCGAAGACATGTGGCACGAGAAGATCGTCCCTGCAGCCCTCAGCTACCGCAAGCTCTACGCCGACGCGGTGGCTGTGCCCGACAAGCCCACGCTCGCGGACGCCGAGCGGGTCCCCTACGGGGACGAGAAGGCCTGCCTGGCGTACAAGGGCTGCCCCTTTGCCTCCATCTGTTCGGCGCACGCTGATGTGCGCCGAGAGCCCACCCCGTTCTACGGAGCCATGACCACGATGAGTACCACCAAGAAGAAGCTGAGCCCGAGCAAGGTCGCCACCTTGAAGCGCATCGGACGCTGGACCCCGAAGGGCCTCGAGCGGTTCGCCTGGGAGGGCTCCGAGTGGGACGCGGAGATCCGCGCCCTGTCCGGAGACGAGGCCTCGGGCGAGCCCCCCGAGGAGGACGCGCACAGCAACACCGGCGACGCCGAGGTCATCGCCCAGGCCGCCCGCACCATCGGAGACATGCGCCCGGTGCCGGAGAAGCTGATGGACAGCGTGGCCGCCGACCACCGCATCTACGCGTACGAGCTCATGCAGCACATGGGCCTCAAGAAGGACGGCGACGTCTACGTGGCGAAGGCTGCCGCTGCCGAGGTCAGCACGGCCGAGGCCCCGCCGGCCCTGACCGACGAGGAGAAGGACGCCGCGGCCGTGGCACTGGTCAAGCCGGGCCTCAAGGTCGCTGACTGGAAGAAGCAGCTGCGGGAGGAGGGTCTCCGCAAGCGGGTGAAGGCGGTGTTCCTGCAGAGTTGCGCCGAGGCCGCCGGGCTGGTCGTGGTCGACGGGGTGTTCGTCGAGCCGGAGCCGGAGCCCGAGCCGGTCTCCGGCACGGACGAGACCCCGACCCCGACCCCGACCCCGACCCCGACCCCGACCCCGACCCCGACCCCGACCCCGACCCCGACGGAGCCGACCGAGGGGGACGGAGCCCTGGCCCAGACCGTGCTTCACCAGCTGCTCTACGGCAACAAGGACCGGGACCTCTCCGGCATCAGCATCCTGGTCACCGTCGACAGCGGCGGCTTCACCGACCGCATCATGGACGACACCATCCCCGGCATCCTGCGCTGCATCAAGGCGACCACCGGCATCACGCCGGACCTGCAGGACTGCACGGTCGCTGACGCCGACGACGACGTCCGGGACTGAACAACCTTTCAGCAGGCGCGAGGCCCCTCGGGGCGCTTCCAGGTCTACCTGGGGAGCCTCGCGTCCTGCTTTGGAGGCACAATGTCTGAACGGATCCAAAGCGAAGGCCGCGTCGGCATGTCCCCGAGCAACACGTTTCCAGCCACCGATGCGCCGGGGCTCCTGCGTGAGGGGTGCGCGTGCCTCGGGCCGGAAGGGCGCCAGTTCGTTTTGTTGGGCTCCCACGGGGAGGGGTGGACTGTCGCCGACCAGTTTGGCAGCGCCTGGTGGTTCACCAATGCCCGGGTCACCATCGACTGCGACCGCCCCGCTGCCCGCGACGTGACCGTGCGGTGGTTCGCTGAGCAGGGCCTCGACTACGGGTGGGCTCGGGACATCCCTGGTGCTCTGGTGGAGGGTGTGCGTCGGCTCAAGGCGGGGGAAGAGCCCTTGCTTGGGGTACTGGAGGGGCCGCTTGGGTGGAAGACAGATCCCCACGGCATCCACCGTCTTTCCTTTTTCGATCAAGGCAAGGCGGTCTGGATGGGCCTTGCTTTAGGGCGGCGAGACGAGCGCCAGAGCCAGTTGGGGTGGAGGGTCTACCTCTTTGTCCACCAAGAGGGCCCCGAGACCGGCGAAGAGGGCAAGCGCCTCGCTGAAGCCGCTGTGCGCCGCCGCTACTGGGTGACCGAGCCCGCGCGCTGCCTCAAGCCCATCCACCACACGCACCACGGAGAGGTTCTGGCCAGCACCCTGTGCGTGCGCGAAGAGGAGCACGAGGGCGACTGCCTCGATGCGTTGGCGGCGCCATGAGCACCATCAGCGACAGCATTCGCACCGTCCGCGTCGGCCGGCGCGTGTTCCACAACGTCACGCTGACCTCCGAGCCGCCGCTGTTCCTGCGCATCGAGGGCACCGAGACCTACACGGAGACGTGCGCTCGAAGCCACCTCAACCCCTACGACATCAGCGACTACACCCCCGACACCGTGCCCGAGGGCTGGCCTCGCGAGGCCCTCCCACGTTGGAATTGGCGGCGTCTGTTCGGCGCCGAGACCCGACCCGAGGCGCGCCGTAGCGTCACCCGCGAGGTCTCGCTGATCGTCAACTACCACACGTGCAACGTCCGCTTCAGCGACGGCTCGGCGTGGGCCCCACCCAAAGCCCTGGACCTGCGTTCATGAACACCGCCCAAGACCAAGCCGCTGAGTACGCTCGCATCGAAGCCTCGGGGGGCCACGTGCTCCCCGTCGGGGCCGTGAGCCGTCTGGTAGGCGCCTTCGAAAGCATCCGCCCCGCGTGGGAGTGTCGTGGGTGCAACACACGGAGCGTAGGCTCCCGCACACCCGACACTGTAGAGAGATGGGACCCCCCTCCGGGGTGGTTCCGGGTGTGGCGGGGTTTCGCCGGCTGGTGCTGGTCCTGCCCTGACTGCAATCTGCCAGGACGCGAGGTCTTGTGAACCAGCACATGAACTTCGTCCTTCAGGGGGCGGAGGGCGATGGCTCCCATGCCATCGACGCCCAGGACAAGGACGGCAGTCTCCGCGAAAAGTGGAACAACGTCTTCTGCAAGTCGGGGCTCTACGGGCTGCGGCCGTCCCAGGCTGCAGCGCTCGAGGCGGCGAGCCTGATCTCCGAGTTTGACGGCACGGGCCTCTTCACCTCCATGGCCGTGGGCGACGGCAAGACGCTCCTGCTCCTGCTGATCACCCAGCTCTACCCCGACGTGGAGCGCGCGCTGCTGCTGCTCGACCCCAAGCTGGTCGCCGAGTTCGAGGAAGAGAACGCGAAGTGGCGCCCGCACTTCCACCTTCTGACACCGCAGCTGATGACCTACAGCCGCTTCTCCCACAAGGAGAGCACGGCCGCGCTGCGCGACTACGCCCCCGACCTGATCATGGCCGACGAGTGCCAGGCGTTGAAGAACGCCAAGAGCGCCCGCGGACTGCGCTTCTTCCGCTACATGAAGGAGAACCCCAACACGCGCTTCATCGCCACGACCGGCACGATCGAGGACAAGTGCATCAGCGAGTACACGCACCTGCTGCGCTTGAGCCTGGGCCCGCTGAACTGGCTGCCCCGCCACAAGGCGGAGATGAACCGCTGGGTCTCCGTCCTGTCCAACGACGGTGAGCCTGCGAAGGAAGACGTCGCGATCTGGCGGCCCTTGGCCAAGCACTACGGCATGTCCTGGCCCCGCACGGAGGACCAACAGCGAGACGTCGCCCGACGCGCGTATCGCGAGCGCCTGAGCGCCTGCCCCGGCGTCCTGATGACGGAGGAGAGCAGCTGCACGGAGCCCCTGCGCATCCACCTGGTCAGGGACCCGGTGCCCCAGCCGCTGCACGACACCATCGTCAAGATGATGAAGGACTACGAGCTCCCCAACGGCGACGCGATCGTCGACGCCGCCGAGATGACCCGCCACCGGCGCACCCTGGCGGTCGGGTTCTACAACCGCTGGGACTGGGACGCCGTCGACGCCGATGACGAGTGGCTCGTGGCCCGCAACGAGTGGTCCAAGGCCGTGCGAGGCTACCTGAGCTCCCACGCCCGGGAGGGGTGCGACAGCCCCGCCCTGGTCGAGGCATGGGTCGAGCGCGTGCAGCCCCGCAACGGCCTGACCGACGCGCTCAAGGCGTGGAACGCCGTGCGCCACCTCAAGAAGCCTCCGACGATCCCCGTCTGGGTCAACTATTCGGTGCTCCAGAACCCCGTCCGATGGCTCCACGGGGAGGGCAAACGGACCCGCATCCTTTGGTACTACTCGCCGGCTGTCGGCGACGCCTTGGAGATGCTGGGCTGCACCGTCGTGCGCAAGCTGCCCAAGCCGTCGGCCCGGCGCCAGCCGCGCGTGTGCCTGCCGTTCACAGCCTTCCATCGAGGGCAGAACCTCCAGGACTACGACGAGCACAGGCTGATCGAGCCCACACCCAACGGAGCCCGCCTGGAGCAGTGGGGCGGCCGAGGCCACCGCGGGGGCAGGGACGGGGACATCGACCTGCTCCTCGACGCCCGCACCCAGAAGCAGCTGGAGACTGTCGAGACGGCGGTCGAGCGCAGCTGGGGCGCCGCCAACAGGAACCGACAGAAGCGCAAGATGTTCCTGGGGTGCACCACCTGGACCAACCCGACGCCCTTCATCCGCGACATCATCCGACGCAGCCCTGCGTCCATCCTGGAGCCCTGATGCCCTTTCTCTCCGCCGAGAGCCTGCCCGAGGCCTTGACCTGGGTCCGCCTGACCGAACACAACGAGCTCGCCGAGGAGTCCTGGCATCGCTGGATGCTCCTGACGGACGACGAGATCAACCGGCTCGCCGACCACTTCACGGACAACGAGCCCTGGCTCGACCCCTTCGACATGGAGCGCTTCGACAGCATGACCCGCGCCGACGTCGAGGACCTGGTCGTTTCGGCCAAGGCGGACTTCAACTCCGACCGGCCGCGCCACACCGTCGACCGCGTCGAGCACGCCATCGTCGAGAACGCGGACGTCTCGGGGCTGTGCCAGGAGCACAAGGGTGCGCTGGAAGCAGCGCTCTACCGCGACGGCATCATGGACTTCGCCCGCGAAGCATCGGAGGCAGCGTGAAGCAAGACGAGATCGACCTGGCCAAGGCCTTGCTCTCGCACCCCGGCTACCCGTCGGTGCACCGACAGCCGGGGGAGCGGCCGTTCGTTTGCCCCTCCATGGCCCGGGGCGACATGCACGAGAAGCGCTGCGAGAGCATCTCCGAGAAGTGGGAGGACCGAGGCTGGCTCGACGGCGTCGGCAACCGCGGCGAGCTCTCCGGCCTGACTGACAAGGGGCGGGCCGAGATGCCTGCCGCCATCATCGAGGCCGAGCGGATCTTGGCGCGGGGGCAGCTGCGCGACGCCGTTGACGCCCTGACGAAGACTCCCGCCGGCAAGGCGCTGCTCTACAACCTGCCGGCGGTGCTGCAGGCGCTCCACGAAGACGTGGCCCAGGCCCACGCCGACGGCCTCAACGCCACGTGCCTGCGTGCGGACTTCGACGCTACGAACACCTTGGTCCGGGACACCGTCGTCCCCGCCATCGACGCCCTGGTCGCTGCGGAGGACGCATGATCGTCGCCGTCACCGCCGTCGGCGGGGCCTCCGTCAACGTCCGCCTGGCCCTGTTCCCCGGCACCTACGAAGTCGTCGCCGTCAACGACAAGGCCGCGGTCCTGACCTCCGCGGGCGCGGGCGCGCCGAGCTACGCCGCGGCCGCAGGAGTCGCAGTCCCCCTCGCCGCCATCGAGAAGGCCCTGCGCGCCGCGCTCCGCAACGACTGGATGACCCCCGCGGGGGTCCTCGCCGGCGCCCTGGACTTCCTGGGCATCGAGCGCTTCGACCTGGACTTGGCTGGGCCTGCCGAGCCGGGGCCCGGCTACTGCGTCCCGTGCGACCACATCATCGACGAGGACATCGACGCCCTGTCGTTCGACTGGCCCGCGGGCAAGCACTGGCAGAACTTCCCCTTCGGAGGGGAGCGAGGCCACAAGGACCGCTGGGCCGACTACGCCATCGCCCAGGTGGAGAAGAACCCCGCCCTGGTCGTGGCGTTCTACGGCCCGTACTACGGCGATGCCTGGTGCGGCCGCCTGGACGCTGCGTCCCGCGGCCTGAGCTGGGGGAACTTCCCCCGAGTCCATCACCTGCCCCCGCTGGGGCTGAAGGCCTCGAGCCCCCAGCAGCACGCCCACAAGACGTGGATCCTGGCCGGCGCCGCCGCCCGGGAGCGCCTACCGAAGACCGTCCCCGGAGCCTGGGACTGGCGCGAGCAGGCATGGATCACCCCACCAACGGAGTCCCCGTGACTGAGACCCTCGACAAGCTGTACCTGGAGATCGCCCCCATCACCCAAGCCCGCTCGCAGCGGGATCTCGAGCTCTTCCACGCCATGGACGCGGCGCTGCACACGTGGGAGGAGGGCGGCGACATGCACACCGCCATGGACAACCTGCGAGACGTCCTCCACCGCCACGCCATCCCCGTCGCCGGGAACCTGCTGACGTCGCCGGAGCCGCCCGCCCCCGCGTCGGCCCAGCTGCCGTTGGGCCTGCCCCCCGCGGAGGGGTCGGGCCCAGGCCTGGACTTCGAGCGGGGCCCCCGCCAGGGCCACGCGAAGGACCTCTACGGAGACTCCTTCGCCCTCGTCGAGGGCTCCGAGAACACCGAAGACGGCGGCCCCACGCTGTGGCTGGGTGCACACCGCCCCGGAGACCCTCGCGTGGCGAAGTCCTTGTTCTCTCGTAGGCAGGTCGGCGACCTCGTCCGAGAGCTCCAGGGGTGGCTGCAGACCGGCCGGCTCCCGGAGGGCGCATGACTGCCGGCGAACGCCTGTACCAGGTCTACGCCAGGGACCTCCCCGAGCTCCCCTTGTGGCTCTCCGTCCCGTTCGTGGAGCGCCAGCGCTGGGAGCGTGTGGCCGTCGAGGCCGGCATGCTCGCCGAGCGTGAGCGCGTCGAGGCGTTCGACGCAGGCGTGCGCGAGGGCTTCGATGACGCCGCCTCCGCCCTCGACGACTTCGTCGAGTACAACCCCGAGGGGTCCATCGTGGCCGACGCCCTGCGCGCGGCGCGACCGGCCCCTCTCGCGATCTGATCGTCTCCTTGCACGGCCCGGCCTCTCCGGGGTACGTGTTTCACGCCGCAAGGCATTCCAACGACCCAAAGAACCAAGACATAGGAGGAGCCCATGGGACTCCGTGACACCCTGAAGAACAACCAAGGCAAGGCCGGAGCCGACGAGCAGGACTACCTGGAGCACCTGCGCCTGGGCAAGTACCGCTTGGAGCTGCAGACCGTCGTCGACGGCGAGTACGGCGACCACAAGGGCGCCAAGGCTGGCATGGCCTACAACATCACCGAGTGGAAGGTCATCGAAGTCCTCCGCAAGGACTCCGGCGACGAGCACTGGCAGACGGGCGAGCCCTGGGAGAGCAACGAGGCCGGCACGCTGGCCAAGGTGTTCATCGAGCTGCAGACCAACGCCAAGGGCTACACCACCCGCGGCAAGAACGACCTCAAGCGCCTGAAGCGCGTCGGCGCCGCCGTCATGTCCAGCGACCTGGGCGAGCCCATCGCCCCGCAGGACCTGGACGACGACCAGATCGCCGACTGGGCCGAGAGCGGTGACGAGTACGGCGGCACGCAGGTCATCTTGGACCTCACGCAGGGCAAGAACTACACCGAGATCCGCGCCTTCGCGGTCTCCTCGGACTGATCTTCATCGGAGCCCGGCCTTGCGCCGGGCTCCACAGCCCGGAGGCACTGTGCCCCTTCTGCCCATGCCCCTCATCGTGGGCAAGGACTACGAGACGTTCCTGATCCGCCCGGACTTGCAAAGGCCTCCCCCGGTCTGCGTGAGCTACGCCGGCTCCGACAAGGAGCTGCACATCCTGAAGCGCCTGGAGTCCGTCGCCGGCGCCCTCCCCCTCGGCTTTCGAACCGAGCGCTTCGACCGCCTGCCGGTGCCGGGAGGCACCCGGCGCATGAGCCACGGCACGTCCTGGAAGATCGTCGCCGACCCGCGCACCGCCCACATCTGGATCGACGACCCCGAGTTCCGCGCCAGCGCGGTGTGGGTCGCGCACAACCTGCCGTACGAGGTCGGCGTCCTCCTCGAAGACGCGGGACGCTGGGACCTGCTGGCCGAGCTGATGGAGCCCGGCAACCTGCGGTGCACCGGCATCCGCGAGATGCTGATCGCCATCGCCAACGACTTCCACTACTACGACCCGCGCCTCAAGAGGAAGGGCCACGGCAGCTACAGCCTGGCAGACATCGTCAAGCTGCGCTTCGGCGTCGACCTGTCCGCCGACAAGAAGAACCCGGACAGCTGGCGCCTGCGCTACTCCGAGTTGCACAACGTCCCGATCCAGGACTACCCGGACGAGGCCTACCACTACAGCGCGGACGACAGCGTCTGGGCGCGCGAGGCCGCCATCGACCAGGCCCGCGACACCTACCGCCTGCAGACCAACGCCGGGTCGATGCTGGCGGACCCCGACAAGGATCCCTTCACCTTCGCCAACGAGTACCTGCAGCTGCTGGCAGACCAGGGCCTGGCGCGCTGCCAAATCGACGCCCCGACCGTCGACCCGGAGCAGGTCGACCGCTACGAGGACAGCATCCGCGACGACGCCATGCGCTGCATCGAGGCGTCCCGTCGGGGCGGCTGGAGCAAGCACGGCAACTGCCGAACCTGCGAGGGGTCTGGGGCCATCTGGGAGGAGGGCACGCCCATCGCCGACATGCGTGCCTGCGAGCTGTGCCACGGCACCGGCGAGAACGCCGCCGATCGCCCGCGGCCGAAGTCCTGGTCGCAGACCATCAAGAAGCGCAAGGTCGCGCGCATCACCGAGGCGTACGAGGGCGCCCCTCCGACCACGGACAGGGGCAACGTCCGCGAGACCGTCGAGATTTGCGAGGCCAGCGGCGACCCCGTGCTCGTGGAGTGGGCGGCCGGCGCCAAGGCGAAGAAGCAGCTCGAGCGGCAGATCCCCCTGCTCCGCGAGGGCATCGCCAACGGGGGGCGCGTGGTCTCTCGCTTCCCTGTGCTCGGGGCGCGGACCGGGCGCCCTACGTCGAAGGGCCCGAACATGTACAACCCCGACCGCAAGGGCCTCTTCAGGAGCTGCTTCGTGGCGCGGCCGGGCAACGTCATCGGCTCCGTCGACTGGACCACCCTGGAGCTCTACCCCTGGGCCCAGGTCTGCATGGACTGGTTCGGGTACTCCACGACCGCGGACCGCCTGAACGCCGGCATCGACCTGCACAGCCGCATGGGCGTCAGCGTCCTCGACCGCTTCTGGGGTCGCTCCGTCACGTACGACCAGTTCATGGAGCTGCGCGCGGCAGGAGACAAGGACGTCAAGAACGCCCGGCAGATGGCCAAGGTCCCGAACTTCGGCTGCCCCGGAGGAATGAGCAACCCGGTCACGCTGAAGGAGTACGCCTGGCAGAACTATCGCCTGGAGCTCACCGTCATGCAGTGCTCCGGTCTGATCGAGCTGTGGCAGTCCGAGCTCGCCGAGGCGAAGCCCTGGCTCAAGCGCATCGGCCAGATGCAGCGCGCGGAGGGCGGCAACGGCTTCACCGTCCGCCTGCCGTCCGGCCGGATCCGCGGCGGCTGCCGCTTCACCAGCGGCGCCAACACCCTGTTCCAGGGCCCGGCCAGTGACTTCGCCAAGACCACGCTGTGGGAGCTGGTGAAGGCCATGCTGTGCGACCCGACGTCGCCCCTGTTCGGGGTCAAGGTGTGGCTCTTCGTCTACGACGAGTTCCTGTTCGAGGGCCCAGCCGAGACGGTGGACCAGTGGATCCCGGCGGCCCAGGAGTTGATGCTCAAGTGGGCGAAGTTCTACTTCCCGGACGTGCACAGCTCGCTGACCACCGAGGCCGGCGTCAGCGTGCGCTGGGACAAAGAGGCCGAGCGTCTGCTCGACGCCAACGGGCGGCTGATCCCCACCGAGTTCCAGGACGTGGAGCGCGTGGCCCAGCTGCCGAAGGCATGGCTCGACGCCATGCCCGACCACTACCTGGACTACCTGGAGGTCTCGTGAACAGAAGGAGGCGCGCCTTCGTCATCATTGGCGACGCCATGCTCCCGACCCGCGTGGTCTGGGTCCAGCCCACGTCGGGATCCTTCGTCCCCGTGCCTTGCGACCCGAGCCCCCAGCCGCCGGCCCTGGCCGAGGCACAGGGCCGCGTCCTCGCGCTCGAGGACGCGGTCGAGGGCCTGCACAAGAAGCTCAAGCTGGAGGCCGACCGGCGTCTGGAGAACGAGGCGCTGATCGCCACGCTCCGCCGCCGCAATCGCATCCTGCGCAACGAAGAGAGGGACTGATGCCTGCCAAGACGAAGACAACGCAGCATCGCGCTCGGCTGCGGCACACGTGCTCTCTGTGCGACTTCCCCATCCGCCTCGGCAGGTTCTACGTCCGCTGGCGGTGGTTCGGGCCAGACGGCCCTGTCACGGTCAAGGCGCACCCCTACTGCGACGACAGGGCCCGAGAGAAGGACTGGCACTACGACACCGAGGGGCCGTTCTGATGGGCCTCCGCAAGTCGCTGAAGCAGACCCCGCGCACCGCAGAGGACGACGTTCGGGAGATCGTGACGAAGCACCCCGGACGCTGTCAGTGCAACAGCCAGTTCGGCGTCGGGTCGACCGTGCGTTGGTCCCCCCAGCGCGGCGTGGTCGGCTGCGCCAGCTGCGGGGGCGTGACGTGGGAGGACATCGGCGAACGTCCGGACGACCCCTGGGGCCTCTCCGACATGTCCTACTACTCCTTCCACAACGAGTTCGACTGATGCCCTCCATCAAGCCCCCGACGCCCAAGGCCCCGTCCGGACTCCTGGCCATGGACCCCGGCGCCAAGAAGGTCGGCATCGCCATCTTCCAGGACGCCCTCCTGATCGACGCAGGCACGGTCACCGCCGGCTCCGACGCTGCCACGGAGCGCGCTGTTCGCACGTGGCTCAAGGCCCGGGGCTACAGCTGGGGCAGCTTCACGACCACGGTCTGCGAGCGCATGCACCTGCGCCCCGGCAAGACCAAGTACGACGCCGACCTCAAGCGCGTGGAGCGCACCAGGCGCAGGTTCAAGTGGACCCGCACCTACAACCCCACGCAGTGGAAGGGCAGCCTCAACAAGACGGTGCACCACCGCCGCTGCCGCGACGTCCTGACGCCGGCCGAGCGCCTGCTGTGGGACACCTTGAGCCACGACGCCCGCGATGCTGTGGGCATCGGGCTCTTCGACCTGAAGCGCATCAAGCGCGGCGGCCTGCCGGGCCGGAGGAGTGTTCTGTGATCGACGAAGCGAAGGCGAGAGAGTTGGGACTGCGGGCGATGGCCTGCAAGGGCTGGACGTGGACGATGCCGTGGTGCAGCCTGCCCGACAAGCACGGCCGGGTGTGGCGCCGGAACTGGTGCCCGCAGGATTCGGGCTTCGGCTGGACGCAACTGCGCGGGCGCAGGCTTCGAGAGCCTCGCGACTCAGAGAACTGCTGCCCCGACTTCCGCGACCCCGCATCCTTGGGCTGCCTGTTGGCGCTGGTGCTGGAAGCCCACCCGGGATGCCGCATCACGCTGGGCCATGAGGTGGAGTCGATGCGAGGGCAGGGCAGCGTCTGCTACGAGGGAGTCGATGGGCGCTGGCACCGCACCAAGCCGGGGCTGTCCCTTGTTGAGGCCCTGGTCGCCGCGCTCGAGCAGGCGCCGTGAGGTGCTCCAGCGGCAAGGCCGGGTTCTCCAGCAGACGCAAGGCCCGGCACGCCGGTCGCCTGGTACGCGAGGGGGGCGTGTTCCTGAAGGCGTACCCCTGCGGCGAGTGCGGCCGCTGGCACCTCGCCACCGTCAAAGGCGGCGCCGTCCCCCGGGCGTCGACCGCGCGACCGACCCCGCACCCCCGACACCTGTCGATGGAGGGCCTCGAAGAGCTCGCCGCCCGGATGCGCGCCGAGCGGTGCCCTCCCCCAGAAACGGAGACCTCATGACCCTCGCCGACAAGATCGACGCCTACCAGAAGCGCATGCGGGAGATCGGCCGCATGACGCCGGAGGAGGCCGCCGCAGCGAAGCGGGAAGTCTTCCGTACGGACCCCTTCGTTGGCGGAGCCCACCGCGCTGGAGCCACGGACGACCAGCTGATTCTGCTGCTCGTCGAGGAGATGCGCCTGTCCAGGGCTGCGGCCGAAGCACTCGCCGAATCGAACGTGAGGGACATCGTCCTTCCTGCGAGCCAGGCGGAGGCGTAGCCGCCCTCGTTGACGCCCGCCCCCAAGGCGAGCTATGTCTGGGTCGTGACAAAGCCCGAAGAACGCCTGCCCTGGTGGTCCTTCCCTCGACTGGGAGAGGCTGGCGTCCGCATCTGCTCCGCCTTGGACGGGTCCCCCGGGATGACCACGGCCGAGATCGTGGACCACCCCCTGCTCTTCCCGAGCAACGACCGCACGGTCCAGACAGCGCTCACGCAGCTCCACAAGAGGGGCATCGTCGAGGGCGCCCGGGACCCCAACCAACGCCGCCGCTTCATCTGGAAGCTGTTGCAGTAGCGCGACCGTTGCACGCCGAATTGCGCGTGTGCAACGCACGCCACGGGCGCACCCGGCATATCGCTGGCACGCTGCGTGCAACGCCCCCGCCGCATGACCGACCAGCTGCGCGAAGTCCTCGAAGAACGCCGTCGGCGTCGCGACCGCCACCACCGCTGGTGGGCGGTCGCGTTAGCCCTGATCCTCCTGCTCTTGGCTGTTCAGGGCTGGCTCTGCGTGGATGCTGGTGTCTCCCTGGGTGGCGGTGAACGTCACCCCGACCATGCCTCCCATGATCACGACGACGACGAGCATGATGACGCTCATAGTCATGAAGCGCTTTGAGTCGTGCTGCCGTAGCGCCGTGAGTTCCTCGCGGATGGCGTTGGTCATCTGCTCCATGGCCTGGGCCTGGCGGTGCAGGCTCGATGACAGGATGCCCATGACCGGGTCGTCCTCCAGCGCGCGGAACGCCGTGCGCACCACAGCCACGTGCTGTCGGTTGTCTTCGCCCTGTGCCGCCAAAGTGGTCAGCGCTTGGTCCACCTGGTCTTTGTCGTAGCGGTCACTGCTCATCGTCGCTCCTGGCCAGCATGGCTGCCGCGCTCTTGGTTAACGCGGCGCTCGCTCGACAGGCACCCAGGGCCTGTTCGAGGCTTGTACCACGCCGGTTCGGTGCGCGCCGGAGCTTCGCTATGGCGTGAAGCTCTCCCTCGTGCGTGAACGCGCGCCACCGCATCTCGACCCACCCGGTTGGGGGTCTTGTAGCGGTTGACGAAGCCCACGACGACGGAGGCGTCCTTCAGCAGCCCGGCGGCCGCCTTCTGCGACGGGGCCAGGTCGTCTGGGTGAACGAAGCGCTCCAGCCACACGGACAGGAGCATGCCCTCCAGATCACGCAGGGGCACGCCCAGAAGGTCCTCCCACCCCGTGGGCAGGCCGACGACGATGAAGTCCTGCCCCGAGCGGCGAAGCGTCAGCGAGAGCACGGCTCAGCCCTCAGTCAGCACGCGCGTCGCGCAGGGCGTCCATGAAGGCGCTGATCTTGTTCGTCACCCGACCGAGCTCCCGGAAGGTGACCCGGCCGTCCTCGACCACGTCCACGCACACCTCGACCACGTCGAAGGCCTTGTCCACCAGCGCGGGGACCTCGTCGGGCTTGACGTTGCTGTCGGCCAGCTTCTGGGCCAGGCGCTCAGCGCGCTCACGGATCTCGGTCATCTGGTCCTCTCGGTGTGGTGGATCAGCAGCCCCTGCACGTAGCACGCTGCGAGCTTCCGCCTGTAGCCGCGATCGCGGAGCAGCGCCACGTCCTCCGCCGACGTGAAGAACCCGCCCTCCACCAACACGGCGGGGGCGCGGGTCTCGCGGAGCATGTAGAAGTTGGCCTCGCGGGGGTGTCGCGCGCGGAGACCGTTCGCCACGACCTGCTGGTGGATCGCCTTGGCGTAGCCGTCGGCGTCCGTCTTGCCGGGGCTGGTGAAGGCCGTGATGCCCCGCGCAGCCCGCGAGGGCCCCGCGATGACGTTGCCCACCGCGTTGGTGTGGATGCTGAGCACCA